TGGCTTGTTGTCAAACAATGTACTTAGTCCGTTGACCTTGGTCGTTGGACCGCCTACTTGGTTTAGTTCGTTTTCTAAGAACCGTAGACGTTGTTCAACCATGTGCTTGCCTTCAATGAAATCAGTTTTGCTGATGACTGCATTTTTTACAGCAGTCCAGAAGTTGATCTCGTTGATCAGTGAATACTGACGACCATCGTCTTCTGTATTGACAGGAAACGCACCGATGTTCAATCCAAGCTTGCTTTTTTCAAGCTTGTCATTTACAACGGCTCGGTTTAGGTTGTACAGTGCATTCAAGAACGAAGCCCATACAACGGTCTTCATCTTGTTTAGACGAATTTCGAAGATGGCTTCTGCGATACTCTCTTGCGTTCTGATGTGGTTGATAATGTGCTTTCCCACTTCACTCTTGTTGTTTTCGCTTGGAGCGAACATAGTGATGTATCGTCTAGTGTAGAAGCCGCCATCATACCTTACGTTGTGCATTGGCATTTCCGCACTTTTTAGGATCAACTCATAAGTAGTTGCTCCTATTTCTGTTTCTCCACCATCTTTGACAAGCTGTAGTCGTTCGACTATCCAGCCTGCTTTTTCTCTAACTTGAGTTAGCATTTTTGTCTTTCTGTTTATAATGAACAATAAGTATTATTGCTGCAGTTCTCCATACCGCCTGCAATAATAATGATTACAATTCCAATATACATAATTAGAATTACTACTGCTAATTTAGTATTGTCATCTATCACCTTCTTACTGGCTACAAAACCGACCGTCGGTTTGTCCGAGCGAACGCGAGCGACGGGTGGTTTTGTCCTAATGCTTACTTTATTCGCTTATAGCAAAATATACTTGACATATTTATATACGCAGTATATGCAAAACCCATACATATAACTCCCCATAAGGGGGCGTATAAGGGGGCGATTTGCCCAGATTTTTGCCCAGATTTTGACAAACAGCACATAGTGATGTAGACTTACCCCCATAAGGCGGTGGTTGGGCAAAAAAGTTTTCAGATTTCCTTGACATTCGAACCCTTTTGGCGGTAAACTATACCTAGTTAGAAAACGAATTATGACTCGGATGAGTCGGAAAGCAGGTCGCTTATGTGTGGTATCGGTGGATTCTCTCTATCAGACAAATCAAATCTCAACTCTCGCAGGGTTGCCAATGTTATGCTCACAGCACTAGAGCGTCGTGGCAATCAGGCTTCCGGTGCGGCTTGGCACTCTCGCAACAGCGTAGGGTATCTCAAGCGTCCTATCGCCGGATCTCGCCTCTCGCTCAAGCCTATGCCTCGTAAGACCGATGCAGTCATTCTGCACACCCGTCTCGCAACGCATGGCTCTATCAACGACTCTCGTAACAATCACCCTGTCTTGTCTCCTTCCGGCAATACTCAGGTTGTGCACAACGGCGTTATCTATAACCACGACCTTATCCGCCCAGAGTTGCCCAAGTCTTTGCCACAGGTAGACTCTAGCGTTATCCCTGCCCTTATCGAGTCAGGTTCGCTAGAAGCGTTGTCAAAGCTAGACGGCGATGCGGCTATCGCTTGGCTATCCAACGACGACTACGGCACACTCAAGGTTGCTCGTATTAGTCACTCGCCTATGGTTATCGCACAAGTCAAAGACGGCTCATTCATCTTTGCCTCGACTCCTGACATTCTGCACGAGGTTCTCAAGAAGCTAGGTCTCAAGTCCACCTTCGAGCTAGTAATGCCAGAGCGTGTCGGCTATGCCATTCGCAAGGGCAACATCATCGAGACTCTTGACATTCCAGACCTCGACCCTGCTTACGAAGACCGCTGGGTCTCCAACAAGTCCAGCTTCCGTTCTGCGACTTCCGGCAACGCCAATGCTCTCGGCTATGGCGAAGGTCGCAAGTCCAGATACGGCTACAGCGATTGGTCTAGCCACTGGTGGGAGGATGACCTCACTCCGGCTACAGACGACGCTAGGAGCGAGTATGAGGACGACTTCGAGATTTACCTCAGCAACTTCATCGAGGTGAACAAGGGCGAGTTCTTTAACTACGAGGGCTACTATGTCGGAGACCGCCACGATCTTTACGAGCAGTTCGAGAAAGCTCGCTACGAGAGCTGGTGGGACAAAGCCGAAGACAACTCTTTGTTCGCTCAGGGTGATTACTAAAAAAAGTTTTCACCCTCACCCCTGAATAACTACTATTATACTATTATTATATATAATATTAGGATATAGGGAACATCTGTCAAACCCCCCTTTTGCTATTGGATTTGTAACATTTTTTACACATCCAATCGCAATCCCTCCCCCCATCCCCCCAACCCCCCAAAAAACATTAAAAAAAACCCTACAAAAAATAGTGTTTCACATAGTAAAAAAAATAGTATTTCCCCACATAACAACACAACAAGGAGAGATAATGATTGACACATCTAATGCACCTTTACAAACTCAATCCACTTTATGCTCACAGCAGACAGAGGTTTACAAATTTGATGCAACCCCCGAAACCACGCTGAATCTAAGGGCAGACCAGTGGATTCTGGTCGAGGAAGCCCTAATGGAGCAAGCCAGCATCCAATACCACATTTCGCAGGAGAACTACACCTTCCGGCGTTGGGAGCAAGCCCAATACACCTACGACAAAGCTTGTGAGCTAGAAGGACTTGCGAAGTCGGTAGGTTCTGTAATAGAATTGCTCCAAGCGAACAGAGAAGCTTACAAGGAGAACGCCTAATGCAAACATTTATGACTAGCGACACCGGAGACTGGGTATACACCGCCCAGACTCTCGACAATCTTCGCCTGAACAAGCAAGCCCTAGAGGGGTGGCAGATCTTGCTGACCCTACTAGAGCTTGACCCTAACGGCGAACACCGCCCTGCAAGGGGCTGGGCTAACCACCCTGCTACACGCCAGTGGGCTGGCTACGAAATGGCTCTCTACGGCTACATCCAGACTATGGTCAAGGAGTGGCACAACAGAGGCTACAAGTCCACCATTGGCGACAAGGCGACCAAGACCATCGAGGTCGCTTACGAGAACGCTCTACTAGGCGATTACGAAGAGCCTTGGTGGAGAGTCTCAAAGACCACAATGCCAGCAGTTGCATCAACGCACCGACAGGCACTATTGTGGAAGAACTACCCGCACTACTCGCAGTTCCAATGGCCAGAGGACTCTGGTCGCCAACCAGACACATACGAATACTTCTGGGTCGCAGACCTAGATACAGAAAGGACAAACCAAATTGCCTAAATACACCTTTGCACGAGAACTAAGCACCTTTTACTACACCACCATCGAAGCAGACTCCTTCACCGATGCCGAGCGTATCGCTAACGAGAACTTCGATAACTTCGAAGACCTCGACGAAGGCGATGCCGAGTGGGGCGAGGACACCGAAGTAATGTTCGAGGAGGACTAATGGCACTAAAGCGTGTATACATCTACGAATCAGTTAGGCACAGGCTTTCGGTCGAAGCCGATAACGATGCGGATGCATTGGAAAAGGCTTACGAACTTGTAAGCGAACAGACCGAGGGCTACCTAATTGAGCACTACGAGTATGACAAAGATACAGAATACACAAACTACTACGAAATTTTGGAGGAGGACTAATGCCTAGATACCTAGTCACCGGAACTGCCACAGTTTCTTACCAAGTCATTGTCGAGGCTAAGGATGAAGCCCTAGCCGAGGAGCTTGGAGAGAAGCTCCTCGACAGAGGAGAGGGACTGCAGGGGCACTTCCAATGGGAATACTTTGAGACCGAAGAGGAGAAATAAATGAGAGTTATGGTAATCCTAAGCAGTAAAACTGGCTACGAGTGCCACAAGCACGACTGCCAAGATCTTGGTAAGAAGCGACCTTACATCGAGACATCGTGGACTGAGGACTCGCTAGAGGAGGCTGAGGTCAACTTTAACGACTCGCTAGGAGTCGACGCTGGCTACGATGACCCTTGGGTCTGGAGCGAGCATGTAATCGTATTTCCATGCACGAAGGAGAACTAATGCCAAAATACATTCTTGACATTGACGCTTGGGCGAACATCGAAGCGGACAATGATGAACACGCTATGTCTATCGGGCAGACTATTATCAACATCTGCGATGAAGCACTAGCCAATGAGGGTTACCAAGTATCTATGGTTGTCCGCGATGGTGGAATTCAGTATTTGGAGGAGGAAAACTAATGCCACTAACAATGACCAAGAAAGAACTAATCAAGCACCTTAACAAGCACTACGCAGACGAGGCCCTACTAGCGGTTGATATCTGGTCGAGTGCCGATGTTGAGGTTCTAATGGAAGAGCCAGACGAGGACACCTCGATGGACATCTGGGCGGATATCGCAGAGAGCTTCGCTAGGGAGTTCGATACCACCATCTCTTATTTAAATGACAAGCTTTACGAAATGGTTAACGAGAAGGAGTAAAAATGCCAAATCACGTTTACAACACAGTTACTATCACCGCCAAGACTAAGGAAGATCTTGACGCTTTCTTGAGGAAGGCTTCAGCACAGGAGCGAGAGTTCAGCTATTGGAACTTCATCACGCCACCAGCAGAGGCACTTGCTTCCGGTGAGTATTGGGCGACTCGTGGCTGGGTCGCAGGTAAGGAGACTGGCCACACCCCAAACAATTGGTATGAGTTTAATACCCGAGAGTGGGGCACAAAGTGGGACACCTATGACCTGCATGTCGAGTCTGCCCCTAAGAGCTTCTACGCAACCTTCTCAAGCGCATGGTCGCCACCTGAGCCTGTATTTCAGGCCATGACAGAACAGCACCCAGAGCTGACCTTTTCCTTTTCTTGGGAAGAGGAGCAGGGCTGGGGTGGAGAGGCCACCGGAGAAGGTGGCGAATACTCCATCGACAAGGAGTGGGACATCCCCGACTCCCACGCTGACTATGTAGCCCTCGACCGAGAGGACTCCTGCAACTGCAACCAAGATGACCGAGAGTATTGGTATAAGGACTGCCCAAGGGCAGAAGTCCCAGAGCACGAAGGTTGCAACTGCTCACACCACCAGAAGGAGAAGGTCAATGGCTAAGACAAAGCTACGAGACATCGAAATCTGTGTCGAAGAGGGCATCCTCAAGGTAATCCCATACAAGTTGTTTCTCAACGAAGGTGGCTACCTAGAGGGTGACTACTCCTCAAAGGGGCAAGGCAAGATCTTGTCTGTGGCGATGAACCGGAAGGACAACAAGCCGTTGATTGACTTCATTCTGGATGTCGACCACAGTCTTAGAGGCGACTGGGAGGGTTTCTCCGAGTGGGACACCACCGAGAGGTTCTATGACTTCGAGTTGCAGAACGACACCATTATGCCGGAGCGACTCAAGAAGTGGCTAGAGGCTATGCCGTTCTACGAAGTGGGGTTCTACAAAGTGGAGTTCCCTCGATGAAGCTCAGAGTCGCTATGGGGCACACCGCTCGCATCATTCGACAGCAGAAGAACTACACTCTCAGGCAGTTGTCTGAGAGCAGTGGTATCTCGCTGGCACACCTATCAGAGTTCGAGAGGGGCATCAAGGAGATGTCATCAGAGCTACTGACTTCACTGGCTAGTGGGTTGCAAATCAACCAGTCAGACATTATTCTTGAGGCTTACCGGATTATCTCGAAGGAAGAACAACGTGAAGCAAAGAGAGTTGCGAGAAGCACTAACTAATGTAATGGTTGATTACATGCTCTCACAGGGCATGGACAACCTAATCGGATGCTTTGAGCTGGGCGACCCAGAGAACCCTGCATTCGAGCCAGACATCGAGAAGGCTATGGACTCGGCCTACTACTCGATGAACAAGTCACTAAAGGAGATAAGTAGGTTGGCCACGAGGCTGGGCTACATTGAGAAAGAGGTGACACACCGATAGCAGACAATGCTATTGCAACAAATAACCATAAACTAATACTTACCCTAAGGAGGTAACTATGAAGATTGACTATGTAATAACTGGCGATTTCCTAGAGTTGGCGGAAGTAATGATTCCGGTAATGAAGGAGTCGCGTTTCCTATCAGACAAGCCAAATGTGAAAGCGTTTTCTTGGTATCCAATCACCAGCGAGACCCAGTGTGTCGAGATTGAGATGACCCAGAGGCCGACTGACTCAGAGCTGGAGTTCTTGATTAGGGAATACCAGTCGCTTAGCATCGGAGTTTTCGAGAACGAAGAGCTGAAGCGAGTAATCAGCATCGAAGAAATCTTGGAGGTCTAATGACTAACCTGAGTCCAAAAGCACAGCAAGCACTAGAGAACCTAAGAATGCTGGATGCCGAATACCGCAAGCGTAAGTCTGAGATTGAGCTCGATCTTCGTGCTCGCCTCAACGACTTGCTGACTGAGACTAGGCGAGAGAGGGACAACGCTCTCGCACTAGCCGCTCAGTTGGGAGTGCCACGCACTCAGCTGGGTAAGGCAATCGGCACTAGCAACTACCGAACTGTTCAGGAGATTCTGGCGAGCGTCGCACCAGAGATGAAGCACAGCGAGAATGGCTGGTCTTTGGTCAGAGGTGCTGAGAAAGATACCTACACGCTTCAGGTCACAGCCTTGGGCGTTGGAAGGGTCACAGGTTCAGCCACAGTTGGAGTCAAGGATGGCGACATCTACTTTATCTCCGGCGATGCCTTTGTGCTCCCGAACATCTACCGCGAGGGATTGGCAGAGGAAGTGATTGCGAGTGCTATTTAGCATTGTGTTTCTTCTGACGATTACTGGACTTTTCTTCTGGGCAGTTGGAGCGTTCCTATTCTCTGAGGGCAAGGTGTATCACCAGAATCCGGCAGACTACGACTATGACAGAAACGAACACGAAAACTATTGGAGAGGTTACGATGGACGATCTAACTAGATACGCTATCGACGATGAAGAGAATTGGTATAACGCTTTGCTCACAGACGCAGAGATTGACCACATACTCTCAATCGGAACTATTGTCTATAGTGACAACTATGAGGTATTCGTAGATGAAATCGGCTATGAGAAGCCTGTCTACTTTACTTCATTTGCAGAGGCATTTGACTACTGCAAGACTCGATGCCCAGAAGCGGAATGGGGCAACCTAGGTTGAGACCATTTCCATTCCAAGAACTCGACATCCAGAAACTAATTGCCAATGGAGGAACAGGGATTGTCGCCACTCAGGTGGGTGGCGGCAAAACCCTGATTGCCGTTGAGGTTGCCAAGCGACTCAAGACCGAGGTGAACTTTGTGATTGCCCCAAAGGGAACGCACAAGAGGGCCTGGGAGCGAACCATTCTGGAGCAGATTCCAAATGCCAGAGTGAGATACATCAACTCCTCGGCGGATGGCAAGCAGGCGTTTCTCGAGCTAAAGGATGGTCACGCTGGCTGGTATCTAATCGGCCCAGAGTTTTTCCGTAACCTAACTTGGAGTGGCATCGAGCCAGAGTTGGCAGTCTTTGACGAAATCCATAGAGTCTCTAACCGCCAGAGTAAAACCGCAAAGACCTTGCACACCCTAAAGGCGAAGCGTCGAATTGGAATGAGTGGCACAATTGCTGGCAACAAGATCGAGGGCATGTGGTCGGTGCTGAGGTGGGTTTACCCAGAGGTTTCTGGCCGTAGTTTCTGGGCGTGGGTCGAGAAGTATTGTGAAACAAAGTATGACTTTTTTGCAGGCAAGATGGTGGACAGGGAAAAGGTTGAGGGTGGCATTGTCGACTCCATCCCCTGTTACATCCGTCACCTAAAGCGTGAGCAGTGTTGCCCAATGCACCCCAATGGCGTAGACCACGAACTTCCGGCGGTGCAGGAAGAGATTAGAACTGTCGAGCTATTGTCAGCTCAGCGAAAGATTTATAGAAAGCTAGAGAAAGATCTTTTTGTCTGGCTAGGAGATAACCCATTGGCAGTCGAAGCTCCGGTTGCAGTCCGAACCCGACTCAGGCAGATAACTCTCGGTGTGCCAATGATTGACGAGGAAACCCAAGAGGTCACATTCGCAGAGGATTGCGACTCGACAAAGCTGAACGAATTGTTCCAGATTGTCTCAGACCACCCCGAAGGTGAGCAAATGCTTATCCTGACCCACTCGCAGAAGTTTGCCAAGGTAACTGTGGCGCGACTTCGCAAGGCCGGAATGACCGCATTCGAGTGGTCTGGTCAGGCCACTCAGAAAGTTCGAGACCAAGCTCTCGAGCAGTTCATCGCAGGCAAGGTGCAATTTATTGTGGCAGTTATCTCCGCAATTGGCGAAGGAACTGACGGACTGCAGGAGGCCGCCAACATAGTTGTGTGGCTATCGAAGGATGACAACCGACTGCTAAACGAACAGGCCGCAGGTCGACTCGACCGCCGAGGTCAGAAGAAGTCGGTAATAAGTTACGAAATAATTGCTGAAGACACGTATGATGAAGGACAGTTTTCTAAGCTGATTCAGGATAAAATACTGATGAACGCGAGCTTACGACCTAGAGGATAAAATGGCCAAGTCTAATGAGAGCCTCGATTTTGGAATAAAGCCAGAGGCTCGAGCAGCTTGGGACAAACTCTGCAAACTGCAAGACGAGAACCCCGTCTATCCTTGTGCCAGCAACCCATACCTATTTGCCGATAGCGACTTCCTGACCGAAGACGAAGCCGAGCAGATCTGCCATGGTTGCCCACTGCTAAAGGCTTGCTACGATTTTGCTGTCGCTAATGGCGAACAGCACAACATTTGGGGAGGCATCAACTTTAGTATTTCACCAGAAGAACTTTTCTAAGGAGAAATATGAACTTGATGGAACTGATGCGGTTAGCATCTCTCAAAGACCCAGAGAACTCTCTGGAGTGGCAGAGGGACGGACTGTGTAACCAAACTGACCCAGAGGCTTTCTTTCCGGAATACGAGAGAGACGGCAAGATGGCAAAAGAAGTATGCAAGGAATGCCCAGTAAAGCAGAAGTGTTTCGATTACGCTGTTAGCAATAACGAAACATTTGGAATCTGGGGTGGTGTAGATTTCACTGTAAGAAGAACAGAAACGGAGCGACTAAATGATTATAGACAGCAGGGTGAAGGAACTAGCCCTATCTCTTTTCGGTCAAGCGAGTATCAGAGACTCACAAAAGAAGGTCGGAGCATCCGACTTTAGTGACCCTTGCGAATACCACTTGGCTTCCAAGCTAATTGGAGAAGAGCAACCAGCGTTCAAGTATTGGATGGGTGCAAAGATTGGAACTGCAGTTCACGAGTTCCTTGAGGAGCGTATCCCAACTTCAGACTTCGAGCAGTTTCCAGAGTTTAAGTCGGCTTCAATCGAGCAGACCATTCGCCTTGGCAACCTAGAAGGCTATGGCGAGATCAAGTCGAAGCCAGACCTAGCACTTGTGGAGAGCCAGCACCTAATCGACTGGAAGACTTCCACTCGCGCCAAGAGCAAGAAGCTTCAGGCGGTCTTGTTCGAAGGCAAGGAAGATGCTGACTCGGCATACACCCTAAAGCGTTACTATGCTCAGGTGCAGGTTTACGCTTGGGGTCTAAACCAGAACGGCACTCCAATCGACGGATGCTCGCTTGTGTTCATCAACCGAGATGGCACTTACGACCCAGATGTCTGGACTTGGAGCTTCGACTACGACGAGCAGTTTGCGCTAGACATCTGGCACAGACTTGAGCGTATCTGGAAGGAAGTTCAGGGTGGCAAGCCACTCGAAGAGTTCCCAAAAGAAACTCACTGCTTTAATTGCAAAGTTTTTGACAACTAAGCTTGACAGCGTGAATTACATCTGTTACACTAATCAAACAAGGAGGAAAACAAATGAGCGATTTTCCAAAACTGCCCTTTGAGGCAGGCATCAAAAAAGCCGCACAACTAAATCGACCAAACTCGATTCTGGTTTACGGTGACCCAAAGCGTGGCAAGAGCTGGTTCGCTGCTTCGGCAGCTGAGGTAGCTGAGTTGTCACCTGTTCTCGTGCTAGACACCGAGGGTGGCTCTACCGCTATCTCTCGTGACTGGCCAGATGTGGATGTAGTTTCTACTGACACTCACGAGAAGTTCGACAATGCAATCAACGCCCTACTAGGCCAGAAGCACAAGTATAAGACTGTCATCATTGACACTCTTGGTGTTGCTATGGACAGAGCCGAGAAGGCATTTGGCGAAAAGCCAGAGAACAAGAACAACAAGTTCGGTAAGTATGGCGACTTGAAGGTCTGGATCAACGACCTATCTCGCAAGCTACACGCCGCTCCGTTCCTAGGAATCATTGTGGCTCACGCCCTTGACGAGAAGGACGAGAACACTGGTGCAGTAAAGACCATTCCACTGCTACCGGGTTCTGCTCGCAACACCCTTCCATCTGTGCCAGACATTGTGGCGTATCTCACCACAGAGTCCGACGGAGATGGTAACATTCACCGAGTGATGTATCTTCAGTCCTCGGACAGAATGGTCTCCGGAAACCGCTTCGGCCTTCCGGGAAGGCTTGTTGACCCAAGCATGAAGAAAGTCATTGACAAAATTGCTGAAGGAGGCAAATAAACTATGGCACTCACCATCAACATCTCCGCCGGAGATCTAGCACCAAAGAGCGACTACTCCCTGCTACCTGCAGGAACATACTCCGCCACCATTTTCGACCTCGAGACCCTAGAGGTCAAGAGCGGTGAGAACGCTGGCAAGCCACAGTTCAAGGTTCAGCTTCGTGTATCGGAGGGCGAGTTCGAGAACCGCCGTCTGTTCACCTACGTTCCGCTTTACACTGGTAAGGCATTCTGGAAGACTCAGGCCTTCTTCGAGGCGCTGGGTTACGACATGAAGGACGGCAAGTTTGCTGTTCCTGCACCAAAGGACTTGATGGGTAAGACCATCGGTGCTAAGGTCAAGATCGTTCCGGGCCTTGAGGGCGAGGAAAACAACGTTGCTGGCTTCGTAAAGGCTGGTAGCACTCCAGAGGCCCTTATTGCGGGTCTCGGTGGAAAGCCAGTTGCCGAAGACGACACCTGGTAAACACCAAATGGGCACTCCTGAGCATGAGTATAAACTGCTCACCCCCACCCCTCTAATGGTTCGCTGGAAGCTTCTTACTCCTTTCTGTGCTTCACTCTCCTCAGCGCCGGGTTCGATTCCCGGAGAGGGACGAGACAAGGCAGGCGATTTTGCTCCCCCCCCCTTAGCAAAATCTTCGATTACGTCTTCGGTTGCCTGCCTTGTCCCATACCTTTAGGAGAAAGTTATGAATGTAAATGAATTTCTGGGGCTAGTGCTTGGAGAAGGTGCTGGCTATGCCACGATTGTGACGAAGGACTCAAAGGGAGTCCCAACTGTCCAGAAGTTTTTTAGCTACCCAGATGAACTCGACGAGATGGTCGCTTACGCTGAGCGATTCAAGAACGAGGATGTTTACTTCTCGCCAATCGTCTACTACGAACAAAGGCGTATCCGCGAGAACGCCAAGAGCGTCTCTGTTGTGTATTCGGATGCTGACACTTGCAACCCTGCCAACTTCAGAATCGAACCATCGATCTCTGTGGAGACTTCTAAAGACCGCTGGCACTGCTATTGGGTGCTCGATGGCGAGGCCGACCCACAGCGAGTTGCTAATGTTGCGAAGAAGATTGCTTACGCACACCGAGACCAAGGCTGTGATGTATCTGGCTGGAATCCGACCAAGCTGCTTCGAGTAGCCGGAACTAGCAATAAGAAGTATGCCGAGACATTCGCAGTCTCTGCAACCACGAATGGAATTATCTACTCAATCGAAGAGATTGAGAAGCAGTATGAAGATGTGCAGACTGACTCGATTCCTGAATTAGCTAACCTTCCAATGCCGGAAGAGACCCCAGAGCTAATGAAGGTGCTTTCGAAGATTGCAAGCAACCGAGAGATTCTTTCTCTCTACATGGAAGAGCCTAACGCAAACGCAGATATGAGCAAGATGCTCTGGCGTTTGGAGCTGGAGCTATTCCGACAGGGCTTGACAATCGAGGAAGTATTCACCGTTGCCAAGAACGCCAAGTGCAACAAGTATCACCACCCATCTCGGCCCAAGCGTCTGGATGCTGACGGAGATCTTTGGCGTGAGGTTCAGCGAGCACAGCAGTCGTTCGGGCAGGCTATAGCATCGGTTGAGCCACTAGAGGATAACTCTGCAGACTTCGAGAAGACCATTGACTTCCTAAGCTCCTCTGAGCGTGAGCTTGTGGCACAAACTCCTACCTTCGTAGACAAGTATTGCGACTGGGCTAGGAAGAAGACTGACGGAGCTATCGAGTATCAGATTGCCGGAGCGTTTACCATTCTCTCGTCGGCTTTCTCTGACATCGGAGCGGCCGCACCCAAGTATGGCAAGATGGGCCTGAACCTGTGGTTCATGCTTTTGGGTGAGACTACCCGAAGTCGTAAGTCGACTAGCCGTAGCTTGATGCTAAAGATGCTGACCGCCTACGAGCGCTTGGTCGGCTACCAGATCGACATCGGTTCGAACGCAACTGGCGAAGCCCTTGTGAAGCACCTTGCAGGTCGAGACAAGATGACATCGCTGTTCCACCGAGACGAGGTGCAGGGTATGTTCAAGGAGTTCGTGACCAAGACCTACATGGCCGCAGCTGCAGACCAATACACCGAGCTTTACGACGGCAAAGTTCCGGTTATGCTTCGCTCAACCGGAGCTAACACTGGCATCAAGGCCCTGCAGACCGACCGAGCTGAGACTAACTTCATTATGTATTTGATGGGTATCACCAGCAAGGTTGCTGAGATTCTGACTGTCGACTACTTCCGCTCAGGCTTCCTAGCTCGATTCATCTATGTTGTGGCAGATGCGCCAGAACGCACAAGAGAGTCTGAGGACTTAGCTCAGGCCGAGGCCTATGCAACCTTCGTGCAGGATGACGAGATGGAGGGAATGGTCAGGGACATCTTCGACACCGCAACTTGGTGGCAGAAGAAGGGTGGCCCATTCCCAAGGCCGATCTTCATGTCTCAGGAAGCCCTAGACCGCTTCAACCAGTTCAAGTGGGAGATGGGTGACTACACCAATGGACACCCGAACGAGGAGTCTGTAGAGCCTAGCCGTCAGCGCCTTGCTCTGTCTGTGTGGAAGATTGCTGTCTTGATTGCGATGTATGAGCGTTCTGAGAAGGTTCAGGTTGCTCATGTCCTAATAGCTATTCACTACGCCGAGGGCTGGTTCAAGAACCTTGTGCGTATGGCAGGAGCTATCTCGGCTTCAGAATGGCAGAGAGAGGTCGACTCCCTAGAGGCGCTGATTGCAACTCGTGGTGGCCGTCTGCGCTATGAGGAGGCCTTCAAGAAGTTTGGCGACAAGAAGAAGCGTGAGTTTGACGACATGATTGAGTCGCTACATTCTCAGGCCCGAATCAATGTCACGTTCGAAAACAATAAGAAGTTCTTGGAGACGCTATGAACCAGATGAAAAGATTAGAAATAATCAGCGTAGCTATCTGGCTACGAGACCACGCTAAGACCGCGAGCAACGAAGAGTTACTGGACAAGTGTGCTCACTTGGCGAGCTTCGGGGTCTTCTCGAATCGCAACTTGACGAAGTTAATCTCCGGAAGGCTGAGCCACGCAACTATCGGTAGGCACACTCACAAGACTAACCGCAACGGTGGATCGATAGCCCCAGACTCTCTTGAAGACATACGCGATGCGCTGTTCAGTAAAGAGGGCAAGGCAGTAGACTATGAAGCAGTGGTAAGAGCTTTGAATAAAGGCACAAGCCAGAACATGGTTACAAAGCTGACTGGGATTTCTCAGTCTTCAATTAGCAGAAGGATTAACAATGCCTCCTAAGAAAAAGCCACAGGTCACCCAAGCGCCAGTATCGCCGGAGAACAAGCTAAGCGGGATGTTTGGTTGGTGTCTAATCCCACAGCATGAGCTGTGCCCGGGAGACGCTCCAAGCATTAGATGCTCTTGTTTATGCCACACCGAAAAGAAAGTAGAAGCTGATGAGCCAACAGCTACAGGAACTGATTCATAGATCGTCTCACGTTGCCTTCGAGTCGGGGGCCAACGCTGAACGTTATCGCATTATTAAACTGGTAACCGACAGTAAGGTAATCAACGCGGACCAAAAATATTTTCTACTGCAAGCCATTAAGGGAGAGCAGAAGGAAGCTTAATGCCAACCTATGCTTATAAATGTGATGCTGGTCACACTCAAGAGATCTTTCACCCGATAACCGAAAGCCCAGAATTTCACTGCGAATGCGGAGAACTTCTAAAGAAAACCTATAGCAGTAGCCTTTCAGTGAGCTTTAAAGGCGAAGGCTTCTACTCTACCGACAAGAACAAATGAACGATAAAAATCTATTCTCAAAAAATGCAGACCCAGAGCTGGTTAGACAAGACCCAGAGGCTATCCGATACCACGCAGTAAAGTTCCACAGCGGACATCGATATCCACTTGCCGCTCTGTGTGTGCACTGGCTACAACAGGAGCAACGTGAAGAAGATACTCAGCATTGACCCCGGTGGCACAACCGGAATCGCAGAGATAACTTACACAGCATTAGACGAGCCTGTTCTCAAATCTGTTCAGCAGATCGAGGGTGGGCTTCAAGGCTTTTTGGAATGGTATAGAGGTCGTCAAGGCAACTGGGATCAAATTGTTTGCGAGGACTTTGTGCTGAGGCCAAGCGTAAAGTTCCCAGACCTGAGTCCGGTTTACATTATTGGAGCTCTTGAGGCTTTCGAGGTATTTAATTCAGTCAAGCCAATTTACCAATCACCATCACTAAAGCCGCTGTGTAACGACGAAGTGCTCAAGCGAATCGATTTTTACACAAAAGGAAAACCCCACGGCAATGATGCGACACGACACGGTATAATTTATCTTAGACATATAAAACATAAGCCAACACTTTTGAAAGGCTGGCCACAATGAATGAAGAGCTTTACGCACAAGTAGAAGGTGACGAGAAGGCGCTGGTCGATGGCATTATTGCCATTGTAGAAGAGTTTGGAAAGTTTGAGTCCGAAGGAAGTAGCGTCAATGTTGGCTACGACAGCGCAGCAACTAACCCAAACCGCGACATTGGCGTTATCTGTGGCAACTGCGTATTCCACGTTCAGTCTGCTGATGGCATTGAGTGCACCGTTGCAAATGTGGATATCGAAGAAGAAGGTGCTTGCCGCTTTGCAATGATTCCTCCGGGGCTTGTTAATGCAAGAGAAGCCTTGCGTGAGGCAGCTTCAGAATACAAAGTTCCGTCAGGAGTCCAGAGTGCCGCTAAGCGAGCACTGAAGTGGATCGCTGATGGTAAAGCTGGCGGAGGGTTTACTTCGACTGGCCGCCGTCGCGCCTCACAACTCGCGTCTGGTGGCTCAGTAAGCCGCGACACAGTTGCTCGCATGAAGTCATACTTTGCCCGTCACGCAGTTGACAAGAAGGCAACTGGATTTAACTCTGGCGAAGAAGGTTACCCTAGCCCAGGTCGTGTAGCTTGGGATGCTTGGGGTGGCGACGCAGGTCGCACTTGGGTCAACAGAGTAAAGTTAGACTAGCCAAAAGTTAGGGCGCTATGAAAATCTTATTTCTAGATATCGAGACCAGTCCAAACCTTGCACATGTGTGGGGTTTGTGGAATCAAAACATCTCAATCGGTCAGATTGTAAACTCAACTGAAATGCTATGTTTCGGCGCTCGCTGGTATGGGCAGAAGAAAGTTATCTTCAAGTCAGTTCACCACGACGGCAAAGAAGCCATGCTTCAGGAGGTTCACCGCCTGCTTGACGAGGCCGACGTGCTGGTTGGCTGGAACTCAAAGGCATTCGACTCCAAGCACTTAAAGCGTGAGCTTTTACAGGCAGGGATGCTACCGCCATCGCCCTACAAGGAAATGGATTTGATGCTGGCCGTCAAGTCGCAGTTCAAATTCCCGAGCAACAAGCTCGACTATGTATCTCAGACCCTAGGCGTGGGCCAAAAGGTCAAGCACTCCGGCTTCGATCTTTGGCTCAAGTGCATGGCTGGCGATGAAAAGGCTTGGAAAGAAATGAAGAAATACCAGATTCAGGATGTGGACTTGCTGGTCGATCTTTATGAGAAGCTAAAGCCTTGGATTCCGGGACACCCAAACATGACCCTTTACTCGAAAGCAGATGGCTGTATTGTTTGTGGCTCTAGCCATCTTCAAAGCCGAGGCTACCAAATTACTGTGACTGGTAAATACAACCGCTATCAGTGTCAAGACTGCGGAAAGTGGCAGAGGTCAGCTAAGTCTGAAATTACTAGCGACAAGCGTGGCATCTAATGTTCTGGAGAAGGCTTATAAGCTTCCTAAAGAGAAGTAAAGAGCCTGTATTTCTAGACTTCGATGTCGACTTTGACGACATGGAATACGGCGAAGCTAGCGTGGTTGTCTATTACGACAATAAGACTGGCGAAACTTACTCAGTTTCCCTAGGCTGCACCTGCCAGCTACCTGTGCGTATTATTAGGATAGACGAAGATTATGACCCTTCGCTTCCGCACTTTGAGTGCCCTCACTGCGACAGGGTATGTGGTCTAAAAGATTGCGTTATCTGCGAGACTTATGCCAAGATGCTAGAGGCAAGACTGCTTATGGAAGAACCGCCGAAAGAATAGCAACTACTGCTGCAATTACGGATAGAGCAAGCGCCAAGTTCTCCCGAACTGTGCTTCGCTCAGTCTTTAGCTTCTGAATGTCCAACTGCATTTCACTGATTGCTTCATCCTGAGCATCGGACTTCTTATCTAGTCTGTCAATAGAGTCTCGCACAGACTTGATCCCTTCTTCAATTCGCCCAATTGCAACGAGGACTTCAACCCAGTCTCTGCTATTCTGCTCCGGCATCTTCGTCCTTGTCCATTCTAAGCGGGAATGTAATAATCCAAATTGCAAGTGTAACAAGGATTAGCATTCCAGTAACATCTCTAGCTGAGCCTTCTAGCACAAGCCATGCTACTATCATACCAAGAAGTGTCCAAGCCTGTTCAATTATATCTTTTAATAGTGCTTTAATGAATTTCATGTTTTACTTTCTACTCGCTGCCATTGATGCTGAGGCTGCCGCGGCGGATGCAACCTGAGCTACTTGTCCGACAATAACTGCGGCCACGACAGTCTCTTCGGCTCTTTCTCTCTGTTCTGGGGCCATGTCTGCGCCAATGTTTCCAAGGTTGTTAAATACTTCCAAGACTGCTCCGGCAACGTCTCCAACAAAAGGGATAGCCGCAAGCTCAGCTGGCAGTTCTTGGTCGTCTGCTTCTGCGATTACTGCAAGCACTTCTAGTGCCTGCTGATACTCTTCAGATCCTTGCTCTGCGGTGGCTAGAGTTTCTACTGCGGCTTCTGATAGAATTTCTATCTGGGCGCTAGTTAACTCAGACGGCTCAATGTCTGCAACTGCTTCCAACAACTCCTCAACAGGAGCGTCTGCCGTAATTTCTGGAGCCTCAACTGGCTTCTCAGTTTCTGGCTCAGGCTCAGGCTCTGGAGTTACAGGTTCACTTTCTGTCGGTTCGGGTAATGGAGTTGGTTTAATTGTTGGCTCAGGTTCTGTGGGTTCTTCTGTTGGTTGCGGCTCTGGGCTTGGCTCTGGAGTTTCTGTTATCTCGGGCTGAGGCTCGACAGTCGGACTCTCGGTGGGTTCGACTGGGACGGGTTCTGGAGAAGGCTCTGGCTGAGGCTCTGGACTTGGCACTGGTTCTGGGGACGATACTGGTGGTTGCGGTTCTGGCTGTGGCTGCACTGGCGCGATAATCTGAATCTGAGAATACTCAACGCTTACAACTAGCTTCTTATACCAGCCCGGACATGGGTCGCCAAATGCCCCGTTATCAGAGTAAACAGTCCCGGAGCTTGTGCCGAGTAAAATTGCTCCGACTTGCTCAGATACGTCAATTCCACAGTCGCTGTCAAAGGCTATATACCTAGCAACTACCCTAGAGAATACAGAGCCTTCAGGTGCGGTTACTTCTGCAGACCAGCCTTCGTTCACAACATAGTCCCAGAGAATTGGTGTAGACTCTGTAGATGGTGATTCTGTCGGTGCTGATGCTGTCGCTGACTCTGTTGGGGATTCTGATTCAGAGCTTGTCGTTGGCGATGCTGTCACTGATGGTGAGTGCGTCTCTACTTGGGGGGATTCTGAAGGAGTCGGAGTGGACTCCACGAGAATTTGCATTATCGGACCGTAGTAACCGCCCCAGAAGCCTCGGTCGATTCCTTCTAGCCGTATGCCCTGTGTGCCAACGATTTGAAAGCTGTAAGTCAAAGCATCGTGCTTCTCGGTGCGCTCGATTACTTGGTCGCCAACGGTAATTCTGTAAGTATCAATTACCTCGCCGTTGCCGCCGATCTTGTTTGTAATGTTGTTAGTAACAACAATGCTGACATTGGCATCAGTAAAGGTGCGCTCATAGGAGCTCCAATAGTAAGTAAACTGAACTGTGTCGCCATTAACTAGAGGGTTTGCTTGCGCTGGAGATGAAAAAAATAGTGGCACAAACGCCAAAGAAAGAGCGGCAATAGCTCTCAAGCCCCTTGTAGACTTCATTCGGTACCAATGCTTTCCCGCCCATTGGTGCGCCCGATGAATTAATTACTTGGAGTTATATAGGTCTTCGTCTGAGTCTTCAAACTCGACATCATCCCAGCCGAACTCGCCATCCTCAGCGACTTCTAGGGCTTCTTTGATGTTCTCGTTGCCCTCTGCGGTCTTTGCCACTGCGGAGCGAAAGGCGTTTGCGACATCAAGGGAAGTAAGAGTTCCGCTCCAAGTCATGCTCACGCCAATCATGGTCAGCACAATTGCGAAGGCGGCTCCAACGCCGATGATCGAACCAAGCCACCAGTCTCCATTGGTAGCGATAGCTCCAACACCAGTGCCTGCGAAGAAGGTAGCCAAGAACAATCCAAATGCTCTGACTAGAATGTCTTTAATTAGCTGCTTCATGCGTTTTCCTTAATAGCCTTGAACAAGTCCTGCTTAGCGGTGGTAGGACCAAATACGTCTTTTACACCCTTGCCCAAAGTGGCATGAAGGTGGCTTCCGCTCGAAGCTGACCCAGTGTTACCCACTTTGATACCAAATGGCTTTCCGGCCTCGACCTTCTGACCAACAGCAACTGCGAATGGGGTGGTGCACTTGGCATCTGGCCCCTTGCACTCAATGCCATGCTTGTCGCAGGCTAGGTGGCAGTAACCGATGTGCAGAATTTTCTTGGTCTTAGTCGCGGCAGTCTGAACGACAACCCAGCCGAGAACGTTAGACCACTGCACAAGCTTCACGGTTCCGTTAGCAATTGCAGGAATAGCGGTCTTGCCCTTCGGGGCCCAGTCGGTGCCGGAGTGCGGTTGCATTCCATTCTTACGTCGGTATTCTGAAAGTGTGCCATAGTGGCCCGTAATTAGCTTCTCGCTAAACGGCATAATCCAGCTCATTTTATTCCTAGGCGTAGGTGCTGGCAGCCCAAACAAGTTTAAGGTTAGTCTCCGCTGTGCTGCCGTTGCAGCGGAACACCTTTGCGCTAAAGCCATTCACAGTCGGATCTCCAAGGATCGTTGCTGCGTAGACACTTGCGCCAGTGCCGCCCTTAACGGTAATAAATACTTTTGGAGCAGCAGATAGCGCCGATGGGAAAGAGACGTTTACGGTCACAGTTCCGTCAGTTGCGTTCGGGCCAGTAAATTGCTGCTCACCAGTTAGCATGCCAATGTTGTCAGCGGTGCTAGCGATGTTACCCAGAATCGTCTGCAGAGGAGAGATCTGGTCGCTTGAACTTGGGTAGTAAACACCCTTACTTGTAGTTGGCATAGGTCAATTATACCTTATCTTCTAGTGCGGCTAGACGGGCTTCCAGGTCTTTAATTACAGAATCCTGGTGCTTTAGCGCAAGCAACAGAGCGGCAGTTAGCTCAGGGTAGTGCACACCTTCTGGGGTCTTGCTTCCATCTTCTTCAACCTTATAGAATGCAAAGATGTCTAATTCGCTGTCTGCAAGATCTTCTGCAATAAAACCTGCGTAAACCTTTGCAGAATCGCCCTGCTCCTCGACTTCATCTTTTCGCCTAAATGTCTTTGGCTGTAAATTCAGGATGGCCTCATAGGGGAGGACAAGGTCTTCTATGTCCTGCTTATATCTCTCAGATGAAGATGTGCGAACAAAGTTGCCCGTAGAAGTGATTGAAGCACCAGTAAGGCCAAGCCCATCGCCGTTCAGTTGATTTCTAATTAATGCTCCACCAGAAGTTATGCCGCTACCGGGCGATGCAAAGGTGCCCGGAGTTGATATGCCATTCTCGGCAGAGAAGCTTCCGCCAAATACTCCGGTGTTTCCCTGCAGGTAGATGCCGCTTGTGGAAAAGATACCAATTCTTCCCGAGCCATCTGCCTGAATGTTTCCAACGCTTGAGCCGCCACTCAGGAAAGTCGCAGAAGAACCTGAGATGGTAACACTTTTTCCATCTACTGCAGTGGTGTTTAGGTTTCCACCAGTAATCGTGAGACCATCAATAGTTCCACCAGAAATTCTATTTGCGCTCATTGTTCCAACGGTAACGTTAGCGGCATTAATTTTATAAGTGCTAGTCTCTTCATCTAAAGTGCCAAGCGCCGTTAATGCCTCTAGTGAATCTGCAATAGCTTCGTTGGCCTTTTCCAGTGCTTCAATTGAGTCAGTTTGCGCCTGATCGACTGCTGCATTTGTAGCAGTTAGCTGAGTCAAAGCAGTATCTAGTCTCTTGTAGCTATTCTGCAACTGAGCATCTCTAGTTACGTTATTGACCTCCGCCGACCTAAAGCTAGTCTCTAAGTTATTTACAGCCTTCTCAACCTCGCGGCTCCAGTTAAGTGAACCAGTTGGCAAATTGTTATTTGGAAATACGGTCATTAGTTCCTCACTAACGGTGTAGTTGCAAATTCATCAAAGCTCAGCCCTGAGTTTGTTGTGTTGAAATCAGCGATAGTTCCACCAGTCCAAGCCAAGTTAAAGTCCGCAATAGTTACAAACTTCTTTGCAGTAAATGAGATGTTGCTTGTGCTGTAAGAAAGGTTTGAAACCCTAAACTTACCGTCATAGTCATTTAGGATTGCCCCAAGGTCTTCGCCAAATGAAACGCCAGTTGCGATACTTCCGCTTATCTCCATCTTGGGTCCCATAATCGCCTGAGCAGCGGCAACGCCACGGTCAACCTGAATCCTTCGGCTAGTGATAAATGGGTTATCAATGCTTGTGCTAGAGATCTCAGCTACATAATCTTCGGAAGCTCCGGTCACAAACTTTGCGGATGTTTTCTCAAAGAACACGCCAGTGCCAACGATGTAGATAGCGGGGTAGTCTGTGCCACCAGAAGATTCGACACCAATTTTGTAAGGCGCTAGGGTTACATCTTCAGGGTCGCCATCTGCTCTTTGCATTTGCACAGACGGTGGGGCTGTGATGATAACTTCGATCTCGTCAAAGTTTTCAGTCAGTCTTACTTCTAGCTTTCCGCCTTGGTCCGCCCACTGCACAGGTGAAATAGGGTAGTCATCGGAACCAACTACTACATACTCTCCAGTGCTGTGAGTGTCTGGAAATGGAAGCTGAGTAATCTGAGACACTACAACAGGCTGTTGAACTGAAGTTAGGGATGCATTTATCTTAAAACGCTTTACAACGGTTTCACCAGCCTCTACCTGCATAGAATCAGCAAAAGATGCATTACGGTTTACTGATGAAGTATTGACGTTACTGCCTTGCTCTCTAACAACTTTGCTAGCACCGTAGGAAGTATTGTAATTAAATACCTCGACTTCCTTAGCTGCATCGTAGGAGTCGATCGAAAGCGATTTGTCCATAACATACTCAGAGAGGTCAATAGAAGTGCTAGCACCCTCTCGGAACCAAAGGGTGTCGTCTTCGATATACATTTCCATAAAGGTATTGTCGTCTGCGTCCAGTGGAGTAGCCGCACAAAGCATCTTTAAATGCTCCCAGACATTGCCATTCCAGCCGGGGAAGTTTACTTCAATGCCGTCCAGTTTTGTCTCAAAGCCAGTTACAAACTCGGGCACAACATCAACAAGCTCGCAGTAGTAAAGAATTGCCTCAAGAAGAGTGGTTCCGCTTCCGCCCTTGGCAGCAGCCTGTCTGGTCGAGTTTAAGCGATACTGAATAGTCTCGCCAGAGATGGTTGCAGAAACTTCGCCAATGCTTACCTGTCTAGCGCGAAAGCTAACTGCTCCAAACTCAGAGTCTGTGACTTTGATTTTGTTATTTACGGCAACCAGTGTGCCCCTAGAGCCTGAGTCAGCGATAACTGTTACGCTTACCTGACCTGCACCACCCTGAATGTTTTGAGGCTCAAATGGGCTAGCGTCCTCTGCATAAGAATAGCTAACAATCTTGTCTTCTTGAAAAGTTCCGCTTCCGCTTACGTTTTCTACTGTAATCATTAGACCTCTTTAAAGTTGGCGCTCATTCCAACTTGCCCATCATTAATTGCCGCTGAGTAGTATTCAACATTTGGCAGCTGAGTAAACTGAAGTGCAGAAGTTCCTCGACCGCTCCAGAATTCTCCCTGTAGCACAGAATCGGACTCTGGCAATATCTGTGCAATCATTCCAGAGATTCTTAGATCGCTAGCTGACGCGACGGTGTTCCTGATAAACACATCTACCATTGAGTAAGTGTTTCCATTGACTTGAGTATTGGTTCGAATCGCGCTATTGTTAGCGAGAATTGCTGCGTTAACCACAACGGCAGAGCCACCATCTCTCGGGTATTGCCTTAACGAAACAGTTGCTGAACCACTTGAGAGAACGCCATGCGCCCCGAAGTGCAACTTGTATCCCTCTGGAATAATAATTCGCTGATAGGTGGTGCTTTCTGCCGCCCCGGAAAAAACGATTTTAAGAGACTGATAGGGGTAGTTCTTTGTGTTGCTGGCAGTTGAGATTAGCGACTGAGCTCCAACAGAACAAATGGAAGGCCAGTCACCAAGCGATAGCATTGGAGATGCCCAGTGAGGTGGTAGCAAGTTGGTATCAATTGCATAGGGGTCTAGCCAATAGAATGGGCCATCGCCATAAATCCCATCAGCGTAGTCCTTGATTGTGTGCAAGCTGTCTTCCCGAGTTTCGGAGTTTAGCGAGCCATTCCAAGATACTGAAAACGCCCTGTGGTTGGCTCCAGAACGCTTTATGTGGGTTCTGCCATTCAGTAGCTGATTCTCGACTAAAAAGCCCTCAGAATCGACCTTGAGGCCAGTCAGAGGTGCTGGGATCCAGCACTGACTCTGAGCATTTCCAAAGTAGACTTTTCTATTCATTATCTGCTGCCTCTTCTGGACATCTTGGTGTTTCCGCTATTTGCAACTTCTGCAATCTTGGTGCTGTCTGCATACAAGTTTACAGGACGGTCACCGAACTGCCTTAGCAGCTGGCGGTCCTCTGGGGACAGGAATACCATGCTTGGACCCTGCTGTGACATAGCTCCACCCATGTTCGAGGCTGGCGAGAATCCGACTCGCTGCTGGTTTAGCGCGTTGAAGAAATCAACTCCATAGGCACTAACTGAGCTTGCTTTGACCACATACTCACCGTTTGAGAGCATTGTTGGGATACTGTCGCTTGTTCCACTTCCCGAACCCCTCACAAGGCCACCAGTTGCCATGCCTCTGCCGCGAAGATCATTTGCCATCTTATTAAGCTCTCTATACATTTCGATGTAAGAATTGTAATGAGTCGAATTAGTGGGGAACTGCCTAGCAAGGTTCAGAGCTGCAGTTGCCTGACTTTGTGCAAGGGAACTGCTCTTAGTCGTAGTAACAACTTCAACAGACAGCTTTCTACCTTGATTTAGCCAAGCCTCAAGCTTTGCCTCCGCATCCTGAAATGCTAGTTTGTGAATGTCAATCACACCTAGGCTTCTAGATTGAGCTAGCCAGTCACGAATCTTTCTATCGGCGGCATCCGCTGTAATTCCAGTAACTTTAGGTGCGCCAAACTCACGTTCTAGGTATAGCCAGTTACTTAGTGAGGCATCTGCGATAAGAGTATTAACTTCCCTAAGTTCAGCAGGAGTCAGCACCCTCTTTTTATTGATAAATTTATCAAGATCGTCTTCTGCATCATCAGTATCTGCATCTACATCTACAGTTGTGCTTCTTTGCTTTTCAACAAACTCCTTGATTGCCTGTTCTGCTGCCGTTAGCCCTAGGGCAACTTCGATGTCAACGTCTCTAGGTGCATCTGAAGCGGCTTCAGCAAAGTTATCAAATAGCGATGCATAAACCCCAAGCTCTTCCGAGTTATAGCCAAGGGCTTTTGCTTCTGCTAAGAACTGACGCTTCAAGGTTTCAGAAGAATCCTCTAGTTCAGATTGGTTCATGCCCAACTTAGCCAGGGTCTCGATGTGCTTCTGGTAGGTTGATACCATGCCAAGCAGAGCGCTTCTATTCCTAATTGCAGCATCAGAGTTGCCAGTTAGCGAAGTGGAGGAATTGGATTGTGCCTCAGCTAACTGCTTTTCGCTATCGGTAATCTGCTTGTTTACCTTAGCAAGTTCTGCACGAATCTTTGCAGCACGAGCTTCATCTCCGTAACGCTCGGCAACGCTTAGCTGGTATTCAAGGATTGACCTGTCTGCGGTTAATCCCTTGATTTCATTGTTAGCTTCAGTGATTGCATCTTTAGCATCATTTATAGAGCCAGCTAGATCTCGCCATCCAGTAGTTATGTCGTCCCTTGATATTTGCTTACCAAATTCAAGTTCAACAATTCTGCTTAGAATTCCACTTAGGTCTCCAGCATATTCAACTACGGTGCGAAGTGCATCCGCTAGATTATTTGCTGAATCCTCTGCATCGTCAAGAGAGTCATCAAATTCATCAGTAACACCAAGAGCGGTTTTAATTGCGGTGTAAATTTCATTTTCATTGATTGCAGTCCCAAGTGCGTCAGAAACTGAAGTTAGAGCTTCTTTAATTAGCTCAATTACACCGATCTGCTCCTGAAGGGCTTTTATCTTTTGAGCATTTCCAACTGCGTCTTCATTGTTTAATATTAGTATTTGATCATAAAGCTCATTATATCTTTGGTTTATTTCCCTTAATGGATCTCCACCATTTTCTGCAGCTGAGAAAATATCATTTAGGATTTTACTTACGTTAAATCCTTGACTTTCTAATTGGCTAAGAAGGTCAGGATATTTCTCAATCGTAGCCTTAAAGTTTTCGTCTTGCATAATTGCGTTAGCAAACCATGCACGAGTGTTATCTCCAAGCGCCAGCGTTGAGTCCTTGATGCCCTCTGCTACATTTTTATTTGCAGAAACAAATTCATTGGAAACTCCAGTAATTCTTTGAATTGCTACTGCTGTATTGTTGGCTTCGCTTGAGTATGTTCTGGTCTTTACAGAAACTGTGGTAAATACATCAGAATTTGCCTGCTGAGCTGCAGTCAGCTTATTATACTCAACGGTATCTTGCTTGATTGCATCTCTAAGTGATGCAACTCCGCCGCCGGATTCAAGAATGTTTATCTTGCTTTGTTCAATTGCGGCAGAAACTGCTGCGATTGCAGTAGAGATTAAGCTAACAGCCGCCAAAGCTCCGGTAGCCCAGGTCGCGGCACTCATAAAAATAGCTGTTGGCCCAAGCGACATCTTGCTTGATCTTGAGGCGGCTTTAGTCTCAGCATCGATAGCTGCTCTGTTTTTTATCCTCTCAGCTGCCTCGGCCTTTTCCTGCTGAGTAGCATTTTTTGAAGCAAATGTTGCCCTATCTTTAGCCAACTGAAGTTCGCTATATGCTACAACCTCGCCCTTCACGGTGGTAATAAGCATTTTGCTTCCACCAATACGAGCCAGAAGCTCATTGCGCATTTCAGCGTTTCCTGCAGCTTCAGAATCTATCTGCCGAAGAAGAAGCTTTCTCTGGTTGACCATTTTATTAACAGCATCAGCTTCGTTTCTACTATTTGCTAGATAGATATTGTCAACTTTTAAAAGCCTGCTCTTTACGGCATTAACGTCCTTAACTTCTTTGCCTAGAAAATTAAACCTATTGGACAAACGTCCAATAGAATCAGACAAGCCATCGGTTAGCTTTGAAGTTGTTGGAGTAATAACACCACGAACATCTGAAGACGCAAACTTAAGCTGATCGCGCATCTCAATAAGCCCACCGCCCCAACCAGTAAGCTGCTTTAGCATATTGCCCATGCCACTAATGGAAGTTGAGTTATTGGCAGTGTTAATTGCTGCGACTCTAAACGCATAGATTTGAGCGATAAGCTTTGCGAACGCAGAAACTCCAAGAGTTGCAGCAGCACCAAGAGCTGTAACACCAAGAGAAGAAGCGGCCAGCACTGAGAATAGTGGATTCTTGGCCATCTCCTTCATGATCTGAAGCAGACCATTCATAGGTTCGACTACGAAGCCAATTCCTGCAGCCAAGCCCTTGCTAAGCTCTTCTGTAAGAGCCTTAACATTGTTGTTAAAGATTTGAATCTGTGCGTCTAAGTTGTCGACAGTCTTTCCAAAGGTGTCGCCAAGGAATGCTCCAGTTTCAAATGAACCATTTGCATCGCTGATGGCTTGGTCGACAACATTAAGGTTCTCAGCAAGTCTTGTGAGCGTATTGATCTCACGAGTCTCAACGATATTGAGGCTGTCAAATGCAGCAGTAAGATCTTTAGTCGCACCAAGGCCACCTAGAATTGCACGGAATACATCATATGAAGCACCTTCGGTTCCCCATGCAGCTGCAAAGTCTTCAGAGGACATTCCAGCAAGTTTTGCAAAGTTATTAAGGCCAGCTCCACCTCTTGAAACTACACGGTCAATATCGGCAAACACACGAGTAAATACACCACGAGCCTGTTCAGCCTGAATACCAGTTGAAGCTAGGGCCGTTGCCATACCGACAATTTCACCCGGAAGCAATCCGGCCTGAGTTGAAACCGCAGCAATGCTTTCCGATAGAGTCAAAATTTCAGGCTCGGTCGCTACTGCGTTCATGCCAGCAAATAGAACTGCTGAACCTAGGTTAGAGAACTGAGAGTAATCTACGTTTGCAAGTTCTGCGATACGACCAAACTTCTGTGCAACCGTGTCAGCCGCAACACCAGTTACAGATGCGAATTGGGCAACAACCTCGGTAAAGCCAACGATGCCCGAAGCTGATACTCCCATCTGCGCACCGAGGGTGGCAATGCGCGAGATCTCTTCAAAAGAAACTGGAATCTGTTCAGAAAGCTCAATAAAAGCCTGCTTGAGAGATCTAGACTCTTCTTCGGCTCCGGCGATAGTTGTGGCCAATGGCTCGATAGCACGTTCAACCGAAGTAAAGGCAGTTTCATAAGAACGGTAAGACTGACTAATATTAAAAATCTGACGAGATGCCTGCCAAAGCTGACGGCTAACTGCAGCGTAAGCATTGCCAACATCGTAAAGTGCGTAGCGGCCAGTAACCCATGAGTTAATTAGATTCTTGCTTTGAGCTTCAACAGCTTTCGCTGCCTGAACTTGTTCACGCATCTGAGCTTGAATCTCGGAGCTAAATGCCTTCTTTGTGGCCTTCTCAAGTTGAATCTGAGTGTCCACAGTCATGGCTGCAGTGTTTTGATACTTCTTTGAAACATCGCCAGCTCGCGTGGTGGCTTTAACCTGCTCGAACATCTGGCGTTCAAGCTCACGACCCTGTGTGATTACCTTAGCAAGATCTGGGAAAAGAGGCATCTGCTTCAGTGGAAGAGTTGGCCCTTCCATTCCCTTTGGTAGAATAAAACGCTCTACCTGCGGGCTTGCTGCGATCTCTTCGCGGATACCCTTTTCCTTGTCAAGAAGTCTTTTGTATTCTTCTTGGTTCTGCAGTTTCTTTAATGCTTGGTTAGCAAGCTTCTGCTCCTGCTCAGTAAGCTCAGCAGTAATTGCCTGAACCTGGGTCATGGCCAAGAACATCTTAACTGCGTTGTCAGCTGACTCGCCACTAGCGCTTGCTACTCCGTCGCCAGAACCACCATCACCGCCGGAGTCAGGTTTCTTTGCGTTTCTAGGAGCGTTCTTAGCTTCCTTGACAAGCAGTCGAGCTCCATAGTCTGCAGTTTCTAGGGTTTGCGAAGACTCAACAGGCAAAAGCTTGTCAAGAACAGATTTGATTACAAGAGCAATGCGGTTGTCAACTTTTGCATAGTGAGCTGGTAGCCAAGCCTCCATCTCATTTTTAACATCTTCCACTCTTACTTCAAGACCACTCTTTGTAGTCCTAAAGAAAGACTTCTCTTCTTCCGTCAAGAAATCAGAGTAGTGCTCTTTAATCTTAAGGATTAGGTTGGTAAGGGACTTTCCGTCCGAGGTTAGAACCTTTGCAATTTGAGAGTCAGAATCTTTAAGAATCTTATTTGCTTCAAAAGTCTTAGCTTTAGCAAATGGGTTTTCCATTTCAGGAAGACCAGCGCCAAGTTGCTTGTTGGTGTCGTTAATATACTTGATTGCTTTGGCAAGGTTGCCGAGGTCGGTCTGACCAGCGTTATTGCCAACAATTACAGCACCCTGTTCTGAAAGAGTCTGTAGTATAAAAATTGTTTTTTGAATTTTTTCGTAGAAGTCTTTTAGGTTTTCTACTGGATCCTGCGAGCCAATCCCGCCTGAGATCATTGCCTTAGAGGCAATCTTCTCTAGGTCTTTTCTAGAGCCTGGCTGGAATTGTATGTTTGGGTTTGTAGCCCAAGTGTCTACTGGCGGTGCCTGCACAAAAGAGAAAAGGTCTACAAAGCCATTTAGCTTGTCCTTAACCGTGATGGCAGCTTCAGTTAGTTTTTGTCCGAGTTCTTCGTTGTATTCAACGTCAAACGCAACTTCAGCAATCTTGCCAAACCTGCTAAGTTCATCTAAGAACTCTTGCTGCCAAGCAGCCATTCCGCTTGCAAGCTCAGGCTCTGGTGCCTGAGCAGCTAGTTCATTTTCTACGGCAGAAATCTCAGCTGCGGTTTGCTTGGCTTTTAGTTGAATCAGTTTCTTTTCGAGTTCCGCCTGCTCTAGAACCTTAGCTTGCACCGCTTGTGCGGCAGAAGCTCTTTGATCCAAATCTCTAGTCTCGTCGTCTGCAATTCTTTGATAAGCCAATGCATAGTCTTTGGCTGCTTCAATTTCAAACTCAAGATTACTTTCGTTTAACTGTGCGTTAGAAGATTCTTTTGCTTGGTCCCTCAGCGACTTTACGGACTCAGCTGCGCCATCAGAAGCAGTGGCAAGCTCTTGGATCTGCTTGATTTGAGCAGGAAGGTCGGCAGTTAGCTGTTTAACTTCCTTTTGCGCACCGCCACCAAGTGGCTTAGTGCTAACAATGGCTGGGTTGTTAAGAATCTGGTCAGCAAGAAAGTTTGCACCCGCAGAAAGGTTCGCATTAAAGTCTTGGAACCCAGATTCAACTACAGTGAACTGGTGCTCAAGTGCCTTGAACAGCGCATCCTCTTGGAATGATAGCTGTCCACCAACGCCCAGCTCCCGCTGCTCTCTTAGTCGCTTTGCAATTTCAATTTCACTACCTGGCTCAAAGCCACGCTTAAGAGTTAGCTCTCTGATCTTTGAAACAAAGTCTTCTAGCCAGTAACCCATCTCGTTGCTGCCGGAGCTAACATCAGCAGACTCTGACTTTGTAATGAAGCCTGTATCAAACTCGCCGCCCTTGAATTCTCTTGCGGCAAAATAGTCAGCACTATCTTGCATCGCTTGAGCTGCCTCTTGGTAGATATCCTCAGCAATTGAGTCAATAAGGCTAGTAATCCAGCTAACAGTTGCATTTGTAGTTTCTGGGTTCTTTGCCAGACCCATAATCTGCTTTTGCCAAGCTTCAGTTATTCTCTTGGCTTGAGTGCTGTCTCCAAGTGAAGACCTGTCAGTTCCGGTTGGAACTCCGCGAATTCCCCTTTGTGAAACTGAATACTTTGTGTCTCCACCTGCAACTGGTACACCGATCATCTGCGCCATGCGAGCAGCTTCTAGGAACGCCTCCTGTGCAATAACTGCGTTAGGCACAAGGGTGTCACCAATTAGAGCAAACCGCTTGGTAAGCTCCATCATGGCTCGATCAACATTGCCATCTTCAAGCTGCATAAGCCCGTCAGTAAGAGTTGAAACTTCAGCTTCAAATCCGTCTAGGTCTTTAAGGTAGTCAATGTTAAGAGTCTTTATACCGCTAGCTTTGCTAATCTCAGCCATGAAGGTATTGCTGGCTTTTGCAGCATCCTTGAGGCGTTCTAGTTCATCGCTGATCTTTCCACCAAAGTCCATACGGGCAATGTCTTCGGAATCTTCAGATAGGTCGTCTTCGACTTCTTTTAGTTTCTTTTTTAATTCGCTAAATTGTCCACCAACAATATCGAGCTTGTCACCAATACCGCTTGTTGGGTCTGCAATATCAAACTTTGGTAGAGCTAGCTTAACTCCACCTCTTAGCTCAGAGGGCAGTTCTAGTTTCTTGAATAGCTCGGCCTTGAAAAGCTCATTAAAGTTAATGTCTTTAGCAGTGCCCTTTGGAGTTCTTGGCGGTAAGCCACGCTGTGCTCGTAAGGCGGCACTGCGCTCAGCGGCCTCACTTAGCTTTACATTGACCTCAACAGACTTAGCCAGCCTGTCCTGAACCTTCCGCTCAACCTCTTTAACGCTAGCCTCATCCAGGGTAGCGCCAACGGATACGTTTAAGTCAACGGAATAGTTTTTATCTGCCAATTGAGTCTCCAGACTTGGAATGCATAAATTAATTATACATTATTGTAAGTCTAGTGCTTTGGCAACCTGTGCCTCTAAATAGGATCGTCTTGTTGGCATTTCCATGCCCTCGTAGGCGTAAGGCACAATGATTTCCTGAACGCCGTATTTCTTTTTCTTGCTGTCTTTCTTTTGCTGGCGCTCTTGATGCTTTTCGAGTTCGGCTTTTGCAAAGCATTTAATTTCTCGAACCTTGAACCCAACGCTGTCTGCAAACTCGTTGTGGCAGATCCACACAGGATTGCCGCATTGGTTGCAGGTTTCGTCTTGGAGGATCTGATAGCTTTCAAGCAACATGAAGTCAAACCTAGTCCAAGGCTCACTTGGTTGTTCTTGAAATAGAATTGCGCTAGGGCGAATTTTGTTTTCGATGGCAGCCCTAAGCTTGGTTACATAACCTCGGTTATGCGGCCAAGTTAGGACCTCTGTAAAAAACCTGCATCCGTTAGCTGGTCAAAGTAGCCGCCTGCAAGAGTTAGCTTCTGCATGGAACCGACTAGCTTGTTCCATTCGGTTACAGAAAGAGCCTTGCGAAGCTCCTCGACCTTTTCGTAATTAAACTCTTCATTGTCAACTGCACCTTCAGAGTTGGATACTGACACAATATTTACGGCAACTAGGTGCGTAATGTAGTCCTTGAGCCATTCCTGACTTCTTTCAGCATCTTCACTATCAAGCCCATGTAGCGCATTTACCTTATCGGTAACTGCCTCAATAATAGACTGCCCAACTCCACGCATCTCAAAAGTCAATGCACTCGACATGATCTTTTCAGCTAGCTGCTCTGCAATAACTTGCAGCTCCGCCAAAGCTTCTGGATCAGTTGTGCGGTTCATCTGAAGGTTAATCTGAACAAGCTGCATAGCAGCTTCGTCGTCAAGATAAACCTTGACTGAAGTTGATGGGTAGGCACGTCCCTTGATGGCATCCGCCAAGTTAAAGACTTTTGCTGACTGAGCTTCTTGAACTAGCTCAATTGCCTCTTTAGTGATGTTTTCTTCGCTCATTGTTTTCGCCTTTAGTTTAAGCGCCATTTATGGGGGGGTGAAGACCGGGGAGGGCCAAATGGGCGCAAATGCCCTCCCCGGCCAGCTGTTAGGCTGCGGAAGTAACGTGTACTCCCAAGCGACCCTGTGGCATGAAGTTAACCATGTACTTCACGCTGTCTTCGCCTTCGGTGTTGTCCATGAATGCGTCTGCGATGAACTTGAACACAGATACAACCTGTCCGGAAGCGTGGTCCGCAGATGGAGCGTAGCCAATTCGGGTAACAAGGTAGCCCTCTGGGCGAGAACCGTCGGTGGCTGCCTTGAAAGCGGCGTAAACATCGTTGTAGATGCTGTCTGCCTCTGGGTCTGCATCGCGGAAGAACATTAGCGAGCCAGAGAACTGCGCGAAACCGCGAGTCTGGTTCTGTCCCTCGTCAACGATTGCACGGTCGTCAATCTTGTTAGAGTCATTTGCACCTAGGTCATAGGAGTCCCAAGCGATTGCCTCTGACAAGTTAATTCCACCGTTTAGGATGTCCTTGTCTGGAGTTGCTAGGAATGCAGCTTCGTTAGTAACGTCAGCAGCGTCAACCCAGTCAACACGGATCTTTGCGTTTGATACCATCTTAGTACCAACAGTGGTGCGAAGCTCTGGACCTGAACCTGCAGTTCCAGCTGCAACAGCAACGTTAACCTTAACCTCACCAGTGGTCAAGAAGCGAGCACCCATGCGAACCATCTCGCCATCGCCAACTAGGTCGATAGGGAAGTCGGTCTTTACGCCGTAGATGCTGATCTCGTCGCCCTCTGCAAAAGCTGCGTTGTGAGTCTTGCCAACACGCTTGATTAGGTAGTACTTGATGTCTGGAGCGTCAAATAGGTCGCGGAACTTGTTGTAAACAGAAGTTGCGGAAAGGTTTGCGTCACGGAAACCGTCAAGCGAAGCCTCGTAGTTGTTATAGGTTGGGGTCTGAACATCAGCGTTGTCGATGATAGACAGCGAAGTGTCTGCATCAGAGTCAGTCATGTTCAGGGTGTAGTCGTCAGTGACGGCTGGGGAGATGTTGAACACCTTGGTTGCCGCAGTAATCTCGCTCAGCGTTGGAGCTGTCCAGTCTGCGAAAGCATCCGAGAGTGCAACATAAAGGCCCACATTTGGGCGGAGCATCTTAGTAGCAGCCATTAGTTATTTTCCTCGTTAGTTTCGATGTTTTCTTCCTGTGGAATCTCCACACCAACTTCGCGCTCCCATTCGGTTCCGTCCTGTACTAGGCCGTCTCCGTCTGCATCTTCTGCGGCAGGGATGTACTCAGCTGTCTTTTTGGTAGAGCGCTTCTTGGCAGGAGCGGCTACCTCGATCTCGGCCTCCTCGTTGGAGACAAGCTCAAGGTTCTTACCCAAAACTTTGTGGTCGGCATAGTGTGCCGGGCGTGAGACTAGCTCACCAGTGACTTTGTGTCTAAACAGCGCCATGAAAGTCCTTCCTAATCTCTATTATGATACCACATTCGTGTTTACCACATACCTGAATGTCACTTCTGAAGTGTACTTGGCGGGACGTGAAGTAAAGTCTGGAAGAACGACCCTGGAGTTGCCTACTGGTTTAAGTTCGCCAGCGTCGCTAGGAATAAATCCAGTTAGCTTATCCCGCACCAAGTCTGATACTTGACGAGCAGAACGCTCTGTTGGGCCAACGCACTGAATAATGCAGTAGCTCTCTCCGAGATCTTGTCTTACAGAAGTAATGCCACGACCGTCCGTTGCTCTTGCGTAGCCACCAAAGAAAGGCACAATGAAAGGCAGCATAGTGCCATTTGAGTATTCGAGAGATGCGTCATCTGGAACGCCATTCTCGTAAACCGTTTGGGCAAGCTCATTTAGCTTAGTAATAATTTGATCTTGAATAGGCAGTAGTGAAAGTCCCATTACTTATAGCCCTTCCTCTTCATGTAAATATCAAATGCAGTCCGAGCTGCGTCCATACCAGCTTGCTGGGAAAACATACCGTGATAGAAAGCTTCGTCAAACATGGAATCTCCATACTCCTGCATTACAAAGTAATTAGGGTCGGAGCGCCACTTCTCAGTTGCCTGCCCTCTGGTTGGAACTGCAGGTGCATCCTTAATGTTACCATCTTTGTCTGCCGGAAAGCCAAAGCTTGCAGAGACGCTAGACCTTCTTCTGCGGTCATTTGACTTGGGTTCTACAGCCTTTGAACGGCCAATGCTGTCAAACATTGTAAAGGTCTCTACACGCTGACCATCATCAGCTTTATTGCCAGTCGGAGGGCTGTTGAGAACTGTGTATCGCATAGCATCTGCACCAGCTATTGCGGCAGCATCTAGTGCGCGTCTGGTGTCAGTAGCGATCTTTTCTAGATGCGGAAATCTTTTACGCTGACCGGGGGCTGCAAGCATCTTTTTTAGATCTTCGCCAAGGCTGAACTTCTTAGCCATTGTTCGGGTTCAGTTCTTGATTCACCTCGCACAGCAGCAGTCTGTGCCAAGGGTTTGAGCTATTGATAATCGAGCGAAGCACGAACTCAAAGTTCAAAAGTGCTGGGTCAATTGGCGATGCGGTGACAAGCATTCTGTGGCCAGGCCTGAGATCCGGCATGGCACCGTTAGAGCCAGAGAGCTGGTTCTCACGAAGCCCGATGTGAACTTCCATAATCTGGCTAGCACCCGGGTCAATTGCACTCACAACTGTGCCAGCAGAGCCTAGTCGCACAGAGGCAGAGCGAGGCTGAATGCGAGCCTTGCCAGTCCAAAGTAAAACTGTTTCATTTGACCAAGTATTGTTGCTTGCGTTGTAAACGCTGTCGGCGCTTGCAGGGTCGTAGATCTCAATCGAGCAAAGCTCTAGAGATCGCTCAATCCCCCGATTGTGCGTATACCATCTCGGGTCAATAGCTGAGCGAGAGTTTAGAGCCAAGAATTATCCCACTTAACGGTTTGGTTTGCAATTAGGAAGGTGTCGCTGGCTTCGTCTAGGTCATCCCTGTCGGCTTCAGCACGAAGCTCGGCAGCTTGGGCACGAAGTTCAGCTCCCAGCTTTGCGCCGTCAGTCTGGAAGTCGTAGGTCTTAATTACCTTGTTAATTAGGGCTTCGCTAGTCGCAAGCACTGACTTAGCCTGAGCTGCTGCTCGCTTTACGTTGTTGCTGTAAAGGCTTAGAAAGGCCTGAATCTGCGGATCGCTGAATATGTAGGCAGCAGGACTGTCAAGCTGCTCAGTGTCTGGAATAAGTAGGCGAACCTGCCCGATTGCGGTCGAGTAGTCTGGGGGAGTTACGTCTGGGGTCGTAGGCATGGTTCTATTCTACCTTATGCTTAAATTACCCTAAATCAATCGTCCTGTGGAGGTTGAATGGTCCAAGCCCATGCTTCTTCATTAAATGCGATTGCGTTAGCTGGTCTAAAAGGTACAAAGACATCATTCTCAGCATCGTAAGCGTCTCCAATGCAAGCAAAACGCTTTCTAAAGTTAGCGTGGTAGCTAGTCTGAATCCAAGTTCCTTCTAGCCCAAGAGAGTTAAGGTAAGCTTCACCCTCAGCTTCATGCTCGTTGTCTACGACAACTACATTTTCAACTATTCCATCAACAATTTTTGCAAAGTGTGCCATTAAACTGCGCTCCAATACTTAAGAATCGCCAAACCTGAACCACCATTTCCGCCAGCTTGGTCGCCACCGCCACCGCCACCGCCTCCGCCAGTGTTTGCAGCACCAGCAGCACCAGCAGCACCACCCCCGCCAGTATACGGCAAGTGATTTGTGCTACCTCCACCCGCTAAGCCTAAAAGTCCTGCAGCAGATGGCACGTTACTTGCGGAGTATCGAGACCCAGAGGTTCCGCCTAGTCGGTTTCCAGCAACTCCTGTTACAGATGTTCCTAAGCTCCAGCTACCGCCAAAGCCACCAGTCTGCGAAAGTAAGCTTCCAAAGCTGCTAGTGGCTCCATTGGATGCACCACCTTGGTATGCACCAGAACCACCTGCGCCAATAGTAATAGTGTGAGCACTGCCAGGTGTTACGGAAATTACATCATAAGTTGCTCCGCCGGAACCACCAGTACAAAGCGCCTGACTATATCCGCCAGCGCCACCGCCACCGCCACCGCCACCAGCAAAAAGATAAACTTCAATGCTAGATACGTCAGAAGGCACGGTCCATGACTGAGTGGACTTGATGAATACCGTGCGCTCGTAACGTGAAGCTGCTGCTGCTGCAGGGAAAACTGTTACTGCCATTATGAGATCTCGCTTCCAAATAGGTAAAAGTTTATGCCGGAACCAGTGTTTGAAATTACAGCAATGGTTTCGCCAGCATTTAAGGTCCAACCCTCAGTAAATGCAATGTGGGAGTTGGCAGAGATGGTTAGGTTGGATCCTAGAGAATTGTTGTTTGTGGCAGTATCTCCCGCCGCAGACAGGGCGTGTACGTTAAAAGTCTGAGTACCTGACGAAAACGTAGCAGTCACCACCAAAGAACTTACAATCGCCTGCTTTCCAGCAGGAACTGTGTAAAGATTTACTTTTGCGGTGCTTGATGGGGCGCTTGACCCTAGGACTTTATAGGCAATAGGCATTAGACATCCATCTCGCTTCCGAAGACATGTAGAACTACTGACCCGCTACCGTTAACCAGCAATCTCCAGCCTGCTTCTAGCACAATTCCGTAGGTCATAGAGATTCTGGTGTTGGTAGCCAAAGGAGAACTTTGCGCCAACGCCCTCTGAGTCGTTCCATCTGAGATGTAAAGACCGAAAGTAATAGGGCCACCATTGGAGTTATAAAGCACCAAGCTGCTAACTACCGCGACTTTACCGCTTGGTACAGTGTAAGCAGTTTGCGCTGGGGCAGGGCCGCCAGTTGCTCTACCTAAGATTTTGTAAGTTGTTGCCATTATCTTCCTTTTTAAGTCTTATCTATTCTATCAGTCTATGCACCCATTAGCAAAAAGGGACTAAGAGACTCTCCGCCAGAAGGTGTTACGTTTACCCAAGCGGTTCCATTATACTGAATAGTCTGACCATTAGCCGGGCTTGTAATGGTTGCAGAAAGCTTGCCATTGATCTGGGTTTGAATTGCGGATGTAACGCCGTCTAGGTATCCAATCTCAGTTGAGCTAACGCCAGATACAACATCCTGCTTGCTGGAAAGATCGATAGTGCCGTTGACCCACGCAGTTCCGTTCCATTGAAGAACCTGACCCGTAGTCGGGCTTCCGGCATTGACATCGTGCAACTCATTTAGCTCGTAGCCGTTCTGAACCTTAACAAGAATCTCGCCCTCGGTTGCGTGAACACGAGTGACAACACCTAAATAAACACTGTGCGCTGGCTTAGCAGGCGGAGCATTAAAAACAAATCCACCAGCAGTAGACGATAGCCATACGGACTGACCAGCAGTAGCGGAAGCAGTGTTAACGCCAGACAGAAGGCCAGCCTCGATTACGTTTCCGTAAGCTCCGTCTGCAATTGCACTCGCAAGGAAGCCTAGGGTCTTGCTTGAAGTCGCTTCGGAGTCAGCGTCCGCCAAAGTTACAAGTGCATCGCCACCAGTTGCTCCGGAAATATAAACAACAGAACCCTTTGGCATACTAGAGCCACTTGCGTTCTTAACTTGCTGCAGCATTCTACTAGCAGCTGCGTAAGATAGCGCACCCCAAGCATCACTTCCATTACCAAGTTTGTGAAGACCAGTATCGGTCTCAATACCCATTTCGCCAGCAGCAAGTACTGGGTTAGCAGTGTCCCAGTTGGTAGCAGTGTCTCTGCGAAGTTTAATAACAGTTTGTACTGGCATTATTTAATCCTTAAGGTCTCAGATAATTTTATCACGCTGTGCCGCCATCGATTACAAGCGCATCATAATCTAGGCCGATAGTGTTAGAAGAGTAAGTTATTGGTGATGTTGCGGAAATGTTTCCAATATCACCAGTGTCACCCTTTGGAATGGTAAAGTCGAAAACTGCAGCTCCAGTGGTTCCAGAGTTGGTTACAATTACCGAACTACCTGCAGCGCCAGTAGTAACTGTGCCGACTTGAATTGTTGCGGCGGCTCCCGTAGCACCCGTAGCACCAGTTGCGCCCTGAAGGGCTAATGGATACCAATAAGTCGAAGCCTCGGTTGGCTCCTCCCCGACAGGGGGATTTCCGGATGCAAACCAAGAAGCACCCTCCCAGAAAACTGCATCATTGTTTACATAATCAACAGCGTCGTCCCACTCTCCCTGCCACTCAATGCCAGTAGCACCAGTAGGTCCGATTGGCCCAGTGTCGCCAGTGTCTCCCTTTTCTCCTTTATCGCCACGAGGAATGGTAAAGTCAAAGATCGCAGCCCCAGAAGTTCCAGAATTGGTTATGCTAGCGCTAGTCCCTGCATTCCCAGTGGTTACCGTGCCAACAGCAATAGTTGCTGCAGCTCCAGTTGCTCCAGTTGCTCCTGTGGCACCAGTTGGGCCAGTCGGGCCAGTGGGGCCAACTAGGTAAAAAGTTCCATTTGCATCTGGAATAGGCGAAACGGTAGTCAGATCTACGGTTGTGCCTGCTGGAAGTGTGATGCTAAAGCTGGATACCGGAACAGGAGTATCGTCCTGTGCGGTTAGTCTGAACTCTACAGTCCAAGTCCAGCTGGTTGGGTTTAGATCTGTGTCATTAGTTGCAACCAGTCGAATACCGCGATCAGTGCCATAGCCACAAAGGTAGCCCTCGGAGTCAAGAATCGCCTCGACTACGGCTGGAAGAATAGTTACTGGGTTTGGGCTTGCGCCAGAGTCTAGAATCTTTGCAGGGCTAGGGCGGAAGAAAATACTGCCCTTAGCAGGAACGCCATCTGGATCGCTGCCTGAGTCGTTGCTGTCGGCATACGCCAAAAGGAACTGTCCAACAACAGTTCCGTAGTTTACGTTCGTAGGTAAAGCCATGATATCCCTATTCTACCAGTTAGGCATTTCCGCCATCGATGATGTTAGGGGTGCTTACAAGGCCATAACTAAGGCTATTCCAAGCAGTTGTACCATCACCAAATTTGAATTTGCGCGTATCAGTTTCAATGCCCATTTCACCTTGTGCCAAAACGGGATTAGAAGAAGTCCAGTTTGCAGCTGTGTCGTTTCTAAGCTGTATTTGCACTGCCATTAGAAGCCACTCGCATTTCCGCCCAATAATGGACTAATTCCGCCATACACACTATTAGCCTTTCCTCCATCAATATTACCGTATGGAGCGCCGTCAGCTCCAGCTGGACCCGTCGCACCTGTTTGGCCTGTTTCACCCTGCTCGCCAATTAAGCTGGCCAACCACTGAGTTTCTGTTCCGGTAAATCCATTTAGCTGTGCAACTTGATAAGCAGAAAGCCCAGTTAAACCTTGGTCGCCCTTATCGCCTTTGGCCCCAGTCGCTCCAGTCGGACCCGCTGGCCCCATTGGTCCTGTTGCGCCAGTCTCGCCCTGTGGGCCCTGCGCACCTGTTGCGCCAGTAGCACCTGTAGCTCCAGTATCGCCCTTTGGACCTTGCGGACCCGTAGCCCCAGTCGGTCCGGTTTCGCCTTGCAAACCCTGAACGCCTTGTGCACCTTGGGGCCCAGTATCGCCCTGCGCCCCCTGTGGGCCTTCATCACCCTGTGGACCTTCGGGACCTTGAGGCCCAGTCGGACCTTGCGCTCCCTGTGGGCCAGTTGCACCCTGAATACCTTGAGCACCCTGAATGCCTTGAGGTCCTTGCTCGCCCGGCGCTCCGTCGGCTCCTACGGGCCCTTGCGGGCCTGGAATACCATCAGACCCCGGTGCCCCAGCTTTGCCGCCAGATCCGCTCCTAGGCCCTTTTACGGCCTTCTCAAGCTTGTTTATTTCCCTTTCGACAGAATCGCCCCAGTCTTGCGACTGTGGTGGGAGATTGGAGTCAGGAAAGATAGCCATTTGATAATTATACCGTAATAGTGGAAACCCGCCCCGGAGATTACTCAACAGGGCGGGTCTGTGCGCACATAAAGGTTCCGAAGGAGGTGCGGAACAGGATTATTGTATCACAAGCTTATTTAGCTGGTCCATGCGGAAACCGCTCCAGTGCTCGTCACCTACGGTCACCACAGGAGCCTGAGTGTGTCCCAATGTACGTACAAGTTCCATTGCAATTTCATCTTTGCTTAGGTCAATCTCGCGGTATTCAATCAGGTTTCTGGTTAAGTATCTCTTGGTGCTATCGCACTGGACGCAGGATGGGAGAGTATAAACAGTTACCATATTTAATTCCTTGAGTTAGAAGTTGAAAAACCCGCCACATCCACACTTTCGTGTGCCTGGCGGGTGCTGTTCCAACAATTCTAGCACAAAGAAAAACCCCCTGCCGAAGCAGGGGGCATTCCTTGTCGGGACTAGGTTTATGAACCTGCTCCGGTTGATGCAAGGGTACCAGCTGGGACGATGAAGCCACCAGTTGCGACGTGGCGGATTCTCATCTCCCAGTCGTCGTTGTCGAACGAACCCTCACGGGCAGGAACCTGACCGCCACCAAGGTATAGACCACCAGTGGACTTGATGCGAAGCTCAGGAGCCTCGTATCCACGTAGGAAGCCTAGCGCTACGGCTGGGTTTAGGGACTGTCCTGGAGCTGGGATTAGGAACCAGTAGTTGGTTGCGCCAGAGTTGATTCTGGTGATCCAGTCGTTAACTACGATGGTAATCTGAGAACCGATTGGGTTTCCGGTAATCATCGTGGTAGCAACTGAGCCAGAGGTCGACTCGGTGCGAATCTCCTGCACAGCAAGAATCTTGCGAGCAGTCATTTCTAGCGAGCGTGGAACAACTAGCACGAACTGGGTTACTGGGCGGATTAGCTTGCCATTCCAGGTCTGCTTGTTTGCAGTGTCAATAGCTGCCTCAAGAGCCTCAAGGGTCAACGCTGGGTTGCCAGAAATCAAGTTCTGGTTAGCGGTCTTGAAGTTAGTGGTGTTTAGGCCACCAGAAGCAACTAGCTGCTTGGTAACTTCTTCGTCTTCCTTGCCAGCAGCCTTTAGGCCAAGCTCAACAGGTAGACGCTCTAGTAGACCAATCTGGCCGTCGTTTACGATGGACTCCCAGCTGAAGCGGATTCTCTGACCAGCCTTCTTGACCTGCATGGTCTGCTCGGTTACGGAGAACCAACCAGCAGTTGGGTACTCGTCGTACTCGCCAACGGTAGGCAGTGAGCCTTCGCGGAAAGTGTCACCCTGGTTGTCTAGACCCTCGTCGTCATAACGAAGAGCCTGGAAGGTAACTGGACGGAAGTCGTCTACTACTAGACGAGTTGCGAACTGGTCCCAAACCTTTGGCTGAGCCTCGTAGTTCTCTAGGAGGATCTTGTTTAGGGTTGGAACGAGTAGCTCTGGAAGGTCGCTGGTAGCAACACCTTCCTGAAGCTTTAGCTTGTCCTGACGGTCACCCTTTAGGGCACCCTCAAGTAGCTTTGCTGCCTCGATGTGACGAGGAGTGATAGTTGTAGTCATTCTGTCTTTCCTTAGTTCTGAGCCAAGCGAACAACTACGTCAGTAGTGGTTACCTTGATAACGTGGCCAATTAGCTTAGCGCTAGAGCTGGACTCCTGAGCCTCAGGGATGATACCAGAGGTGCTGTTCGCAACTCCGTATGCCTTCTGTCCAACGTCAAAAGTGTCGCCAGACTTGAATGGGATGCTGAATGCTCCGGTTAGGTTTAGGGTAGCGTAAGTGCTGCCGTTCTCGCCAGTCACAGCATTCTTCTCTGCAACACCAACGATGTCGCCTACCTTGACAAACTTGCCAGAGGTGACAGAGGTGTGTACTGGGAAGACAAGGCTGTTGGCTACTGTATAGATCTCGTTAAGAGCCATCTTTTTTCCTTCTATTTCTTCTTTGAGATGCGAGAGACGATAGCGTCAAACTCATCAGCAGCGGTTGAGGAAGTCTTTACGACCGCCTCGTGGACAACACCGACAACTTCAGCAGTCGGAGTGGCGACGGACTCGCGAAGTGAGCTGGCGTAAGCCTTCTCTTCCTCGATTAGCTCGTCAACAGTCTTGCTGTTTTCAGCAGACTTTAGGGACTCTGAGACTCGCTTTAGGGCGATTCTTGGCAGTCCGGACTCATTGAACTTCTCAGCAACGTCGACTGGGTCTAGGGCAGGAGCCTCGTCCTCCACAGTCTCAGTCTCGGATTCCTCTTCAGGCTCGGCAGTTGCGGACTCTAGGAGAACCGATACTGACTCGCGAAGAGGGCTGAGTGCCTCAACAAAGGTAGTCTTTAGGTCAGCAATTGCTGCCTCAAACTCTTCCTTGGTAATGGACATTTCATTTCCTTCTTCCATGTGGGACGAGTTTAGCTCGTCTTTTGCCTTGTAGCTCTCGAGAAGGCTAATAAATTTGCCTCCAGCCCCTGCTACGGTAACCACGTCAACGCTAGTGAGAGGATTCTCGACCAGTGCCTCGATGATTGGGCCTTCGCGTCCATCTGCTTCACCCATGCGGGCTTCGCCATATGCACGAATTGATAACCCCACGTCTTCTGCCATCTCAGCGATGATAGGAGCGTAGTGGGAGTAAAACTGAATGTCGCCATAAAGAGCACCCTCTTTAAACACAGGAGTTCCAACTAGCTTTCCGGCTAGCTCGTGAACGTCGCGTTCTGGCCTGTCGCTTTCCTCGGAAAGTGAAGGGTGGTTCATGTAAACCTTAGTGCCTGACTTAAAGACCTGTGGTCCGTCAGTCGCCAAAACCGATTCAGGGTAGAAGCCAGAAGAGCCCCAGCCAGCCTGAATAATCTTTACCCGCCACTTGTTCTTGCCGGGCTTAGCGGCAAAGTCAACACTCTCGCTTAGCAGTTCAGCCATAAAGTCTCCGTAAAAATGCGTATCCTAGATGTTATGATACCACATTTTAGTTATTGAGGAACTAATTATCTAGGTCTCTTAGCTCGTTGCTGTTATCTTGCATTGAGCCAACTTCGCCGGAGTTGCCTTGGCTTGGTACCACGGAGCCAGCGTCGCTTTGGTCGGAGTTTGGTGGAGTAGCGTGAAGTGAGTGCACATCTAGCTCATCCATTACAGCAGCTCGCATTTCATCCTGCCAGATTGCACCAGCTTCGTAAGCCAGGGCCAAGGATTGAACCATGCGGTAGCTAGATTCGGTTTCCATCTTAGGCCACTTGACAATAGTTTCCTTCTGTCCAAAAAAGCGCATGATGCGGTCTAGGTAAAGTTCCCACAATCGCTGTCTAGCCTGCATAGCCTTAGTGGTTGGAATGTCAAGAGTCTGTGCTACTCCGTAGGCCCCGCTGGTTCCAGGGTCTGACATCAGCGCAACAACTGATACCTCCAGTGCGGCAGCAACCATCGCAGCAAGGGGCTTTCCGTTTCCAAGGTCCACGGAATTGCTTGTGCGTGGCAGTGAGGCTAGCTCCATGTCCGCACCGAGAATCGCTGTGGATCCGGCCGCTTGTGGTGTTGCAATAGTGGCAGCAGCAGTTGTGGCACCCGTCTTGGTTTTGCTTTTCAATTGCCATGCGAACATAGACAAGCTCTTCAAGATTCTTGAGCCGTCCTTTAGATATTCGTTGTAGGCGTAGGCCCAAGGATAAGCGGCGAAACAATCTGGTACACCCCATGGATTTCCCGCCCGCTTGTTAACCATGAAAGGGAACATGGTTTTACCGTAGTTAACTCTTTGGTTCTGGATTACCTGAACTCGAGCACCCACTTCGTAGCCATCAACAGGATACCACTCGTGAATTGTGTTGGTCTTGCCATCGATGTCCATGCGGGACCAAGATCTGCGAATAAAGCGGATGCTTTCGATGTTGTCTGGGTCAGAAACCCAGCCCGTGATCTCCTTAAAGGGGATCCTCTGCAGTTGCTTAGTGACATTGTCACCAAGGATAAAGAATTGCCCGGCGGTGAAGTTCGACCGCTCGTTGATGATCATTGCTTCTGCAGAGAAAAGTGCGGTTTGATTAGCTGGAGAATTTACCAGCTGTTCGATACGACGTGAGGCAAACTCCTCAATCTGGAGGCCTCGGCCAAAGATATAGCTTGTGCGAAGCCCAAATCCACGCTTAAGTAGCGGATTTCCGTCTGTCTTTTCAGTAAGCTTTTCAGCTAGAGTTTGAAGCTGCTCAATGGTAAAAGCGTCTCCAACGTGGTTTTGGACACCCAAAAGGCTCCAGCCTTCGTCTTCGATAGACAAAAGCGCCTGTGCCATGTTGTTATAGGACTCTACTAATGCAGAGTAATCTGCTTCATATTCGTTCATAAAAGTCTCAAATATCCTTCAAATAGTCGTAAAAACTACTTAAAGTCTACCATGTCCAGTCAGAATAGAATGGAAAGCGCTGGTCAAGCACATTGGCATCTTGGTAAAGAGTGTCTCCGGGCTTCATCCCAGCGTAAGATCCATTGGTTAGGTAGTCCAAGTTAAGGGTTGCATACATAGCCGCATCCAAGCGGTCAGGGGATTTTAGACCTCTGGAGCGCATGTCATCCTTAGATTCGATCTGGATTGCACCCTTTGGGCTGAACTTATACTTAATGACCATCATCTCGTCAAGCAGGGTCTTGTCGTCGATGTCGATGTCTAGCTGCCCCATTAGCATTTTCTCACGCAGGTTGTCGTAGCCAAATGCACGAGCGTTGAGCCAGCGGGTGTTATCCGGGCTAGCTGCGGCTCCGACTACCGAGATAACCGTATACATGTTGTTGCACATAGCTGCCAGCATATCCACCACAGGTGCGCCTAGACCTGTGCCGTCGACGCGGACCTCACGCACACCAGTGGCGATAGCAGCCTCGTGGATGCGGTTTGCCGACTCGACTGCGTTTGCCTTTGTCCATGTCGCGAAATGGCGTAAGCGGCCACCTCTGTTGATGTAGATAACGCTGTCGTCCTCACCGAAGCGAGCGATGTCCACGCCCAGCACCGCTGGGATTTCGCCATCCTCAACAATGTCAGTGTCGATTGCAGAATCTAGAGCCACCTGCGAGAAGAAAGTGGTGTCGTCTTCCTCTGGGAACTGCCCGAGAACCTTGGACTTGTATCTAGCGGACTCTTCGCCCCAAGCCTTCTTCTGGCGCTCTACCCAAGACGGCTGAATGAGAAGGGGTGCCACATCTTCCGGTACCCATTCGTTAGTGAAATTAGGCGAATCAAAAGCTGATATCTGAATCTTGTTCCAGGTTTCATCTTCCCTGAATATACGATGGAATTCAGTTCCTCGACGGTCAGGGTTTCCAATAGCGAGAACTCGACTGTCCGCGGATGTAGTAACTGCTTCAGCAGCAGTGTAAAGGTCAGTTGGAATACCCCCGGCCTCGTCCAATACAACAAATACATATCGCCTGTGGATTCCCTGGAACGCCGAAACAATGTCGGTATCAGCAGGTCGTCTTCCAAATCCAATAAGAGTGCCGTACTCGTCATTTAGTTTCCATTCCTCTGATTGGTTGATGTGCCCGGGTAGGCTAAAGCCACGGACTGCAGCAATTTTATGATTGTCTTTTAGCTCACGGAAAAGAACGCGGGCAATCTGGGGATAAGTTGGAGCTGAACAAATAAGCGCAACCTCGTAAGGATCGTGTACAGCAATCCACCAGCTGCCAAGAATGCCAGCAGTAGCAGACTTGCCAGCACCATTACAGCTAACCACAGCAGTATGAGTGTTATGAGCCACACTGAGCGCAACCTCTGCTTGCTTTGACCATAGATGCTTGCCCAGAACGTCCGAAGCCCAAGCCACTGGGTCATTAAGGTAGATCGAGTTTTTGGAGCGCTTTCTGAGGTCGCTGATGACTCCATCGATGACATTATCTATCATTCTCTATCTCTGCCTTTGCTCGGAATAGCCCCTCGGCTACCAGCTCGTCTAGTTCGTGCCGTGGCACCTCTGGGTAACGCTCTGCAAGTTCTTGCTTAGCGAAGTTCAATGCGGCATCCATAGCCCGTAGCAGGATCTTCTGCTGGAACTCTGAGAGGCGCAGCACTTGGTCAGTTACCTTACCCTTCTCGGAGTCTAGGCGCTTGCCAATTAGCTCTAACGTTTTGAGCATTAGGCGGCCAGCCTCTGGGTCCTGCATCTGCACAGCGTTGAGACGCAGGGAATCCTTGAGTTCGTTTAGCTCGAAGAGTAGTAGCTGGCGCTGTTCGACCTCGGTCCAGATGTCGCGCTTCTTCATCAGCTGCTTAACGTGGTCGATGGCCTGAGCGGCTGGGATGCCAGTCTTTAGCTCGATCTCGTCACCAGAGGCTCCAGAAGCCGCTAGGTGGATAAGAGTGTCGTCGAGCAGGGAAATCTCACTAGAGGCCATTGAGGGGCCTTTCCTTTGGTAGCGGTGGGAGCTTAGCGTTTACTTCTTGGAGCGCACAGAAGATCGCATAGAGCATGTCGGCAATCTGCTTTAGTTCGACAGTCGACTGTTCTGGGGTTGGTTCTGGTGCTTCGGTGAGTCCACGCGCCATTTTGTTTTTCCTCCCGCGAAAAATTTTTTAGTGATCTAATTCTATCAGGAAATAGAATTTCTATGATTTTTTAGATGATCACCTTGAGCACGACAAGGCAAGGGTCTCCGCCTTGCTCCCACTCAGCTTCTTCGTCGATGGTCATGTATGGGTCTCCCTCGTGGGTGTTACAGAAGGGCGGGGATACCCAGCCTTCGTCAATGCCGATCTGGAGCCATGCGTCGTAGTCAAGAGTCATGGTTGGATTCTAACATAAAGTTTGAAAAGGTTGGCGAAGTGAGCGTGATGGGAGAGGTCCGGCCCGCTCATGTATACGCCTAATAAAATGATTTCTTTGCGGCCACTGAGGGCAGAACGCCAGGACAAAAAAAGGGCCAGGCTTGGCGGGGGAACCAAACCTGACCCTCTCGTTTACCTAGACTGTTGGAAGTCCAGGAGCTAGGATTGCTTCGGCAATTACATAACCGAATAGCAACCCAATACCTACTACCCACATCAAGTCCATGAACTTACTGTTCAGGAACTTCTGCAGGTTTGTCTTTGGCTTTGCGTGTCTTGACATTTTAACTCTCCTCATTTTCGATACTTGCCCAATTCTCAGGCTTTACAATTTCTATCCAATCTCCACCACAACCTTCACACTTAGTCTTGCTACTACTCTTCTTTACATACATTATGCACATCTTTTCTCCTTATGTCTTGGTCAGGAAACCAGCGGCTGGCTAGCTCGAAGAATGAGAGCAGCCGCCGGTTTCCGTCTCGGTGGGTTACTTGATGAACTTCACGATGCTGTTCTGTGGGCCATATCCATTGTCTTGGTGCATCCCTACCAAGAACTTGACCGACTTGCCGATTACCGTCTCTAGGTCAGCTACTGCGCCTAGCCCTACTGCCTGAGCAAACGATACGGTGGACATCTGGTACCACTTGGTGTCACCCTCGTTCAACTTCTTGAACTGAGCTGCGGTGAACTGCGGCAATACCTTCCAGATGTAGCGACCATCTTCCATCTGCACTGCAATGTCGATGCTCTTCTTACCTGCGTGACGACCGTTGCGAATAGTGGTCTCACGTGCTTCCTTGATGATGCCCTCGTACTCACCTGGGGTGAGTGGTACGAATGGCTTGTTTACGGTCTGTGCTGCTTCTACTACTACAGTGAACT